ATGGACACGGACGGGTACGCGGCTACGATAACCCGTAAGATTTTAGAATCGATACAGCATATGTCTATTACAGAGAGACCGATTCACTGTACGGATGCGCGGCGCAACACGGTATGCGTGAAGAGTAAGGAGGGTTGGGAACGGAACGAGGCTGCGATGAAGTGTCTGAATAATACCGTGTATTGGGTGGGAAACAAACTGGGTCGCATTGTATCTGACTGGCGTGTCGCGTACCCGGATCATTTCCGTGGTTCAGATTCGCGGCGTGAGCAGTATCATCGGTTGGTCATGGATGTGACCGATGTGCGGGATCGTGACGTGGAGGCTCGTATCGCGAGCAAAATATGCAAGGGTGTCATTCTGGATCGCAAGGTGGCGATGATGTAATCTCTATGGTTGGGTTAGTCATCATCGGCATTGAAATTATGCAGCGCGACCTGACCGTTGGTGTTTTGTATCTCCCCGCTCATCATGGCGCTTTCATACATTTCTCGCAGAACGTTATTCGGCGCGACGCTCCCCACCTTCAGTAGTCCGTGAGACTTCAAGTATTTCTTGATGTCTGCCGTCCCCGTTTTCTTGAGTTCCTTCTTCGCTTCTTGTATTTTTCTGCGTGTCTTGAGATTTTTTATGAGAACCGATACCTTCCGGCCACCTATCTTGCGTCCTACCGTATATTTATTTGTGATGGTACGCTTGATTGTTCGGCTGGTGGCGATTGGAATAGCGGTTGGAATAGCGACTGGATTGGCGACTGGATTGGCGACTGGATTGGCGACAATAGGTGCCGGCGTAGGTGTCCTGACCGCCACCGCGTTCTTAATCGATGCAAGTTTGCTCTCTCGTTCGGATATTTTTGGTGTGACCATTGGAGTGTTGAACACTAGGGGAGCAGGGATTTTGATGGGTACAGGGGTTTTGACCTGTTGTGCATGTCCCCCTCCCCGTTTTCGAGTATGGTTCCACACCCGGTATGTTGGTTTGTCCCCCGAGGAGTTTTTGAGGTTACTGTACGGCGGCGCGACCGTCGAGTACGTGTATTTTATCCCGGTTTCCACAGGGATAGCCGCAGGTGCAGGTGGTTTGACTACATTTGGAACATGTATTGGAAATGTTGGTTGTACAAGTGACCCCATGGGTGCTGGTAAAATATTAGTCATCAGTTCGTCTGGTAGTTCCAGATTGACAATTGGTTCACGATGTGCCTTCATGGTTGTTTTGATGATCTTTCGCTTTGCCGGGTCGTTTTTTTTCTTTTTATTTTTCACAAATTCGCTTAGATACGATAGGGATTTGGATAATTCCGTCTGCATTGGCGCGGGGGCGGTCGCGCTAGTTCGTCGTTGGTATATGTCGTCTAAGTCCTTCTGTTTTCTCTCTTGAACTCGTTTTGCGAGAGCTTGTTTGATGGTGTTGTTTGCTATGGGTTTGTTCTTGGGTCTGATTTTCCTGCTTCCTGTAATGGGTGCGTTCCCCTTTTTTCCAATTTTAAAAAAATCTTGGTTTATTTGAATTGTTTTTCGATTTCCCTTGCTTGTATTGCCTGAAGATTCTGGGATATTGTTCATGTATACGCGGCTGGTATACCATCATAATTAATTATTCGAATATTTCCGCTCATCGATAATCTCTGATATATACGAACGTCGCTAAACGTCTTGCCCCAGAGTTGTTACAGAAATTGACTTAGTGTTACGGTATATATCTGAGTATACAATTGTTAACTATGCCGACCTTTAGTATGTCTGTTCCCTCTACCAAGCCCACCCGTGCTGTGTCTAAGTCCAAGTCTTCAAAGACGTCCGATCCGACTCCCGATCCAGTTTCGGAACCGGATTTAGAACCAGTCTCGGCCACGGAACCTGACTGGACCGCTGGCGCATATACCGAGGCTCCATGGGATATCATCGGGTCCTACTTCCGGGGACAGCACTTAGAGCGCTTAGTGCGTCATCAGGTGGAGTCATACAACTTGTTCGTGAACCACCAGATTCTGCAAACAATTGACATGTTTAACCCTGTGCATATCGTGTCCGAGCAGGACTACGATGCAGAAAGCGGCAAGACGTCATTGGAGATCGATATCAACTTTGAGAACTTCAGGTTATACCGCCCCCAAATCCAGGAGAACAATGGTGCCACTAAGCTCATGTTTCCACAGGAAGCGCGTTTGCGCAATTTCACATATTCGTCCACAATGACTGTGGATGTACATATTAAGTATTTGGTTCGGAACGGACCGAACCTTGAGAATAGTCAGGTGTTCCACAAGAATATTCCCGATATCCATATCGGTAAGTTGCCCATCATGCTAAAGTCGTCTATTTGCGTGCTCAGTCAATATCGTCACGTGAGCCATCTGAATACGGGTGAATGCAAGTTCGATGCGGGTGGGTACTTCATCATAAACGGTTCTGAAAAGACGGTGTTGGGGCAGGAGCGTTCTGCAGAGAATAGGGTGTACTGCTTCAACATCAGCAAGAACAGTACCAAATATACCTGGCAGGCGGAAATTAAGTCTATCCCCGATTTCAAGTGCATTTCCCCCAAGCAGGTAAATATGATGGTGTCGTCTAAGAATCTTGGGTTCGGGTTCCCCATCAGTGTGCAACTCCCGCGCATCAAAAACCCGGTTCCTCTGTTTGTTCTCTTCCGTGCGTTGGGGGTGCAGTCTGACAGGCGAATCTGTGAGATGATCCTATTGAACATCGACAGCGAGAATCATCAAGACATGCTCGAGTTCTTACAGGCATCTATCCGTGATGCTACCGAGTTTGTGGATCAGGAAGCGTGTATTGCGCACATTACAACGCACGTGATGTACACTCCATTCAATGTGGATCGCGAGACAGGTCAGAAAAAGAAGCGTGATTTCGCGACGGATGTGTTGGACAATGATATGTTCCCCCATTGCGATACCAAGGCGCGCAAGTTGTTCTTCCTGGGCTACATGGCCAACAAACTCATTCGTGTGAGCCTCGGACACATCGATGGCGACGACCGCGACGCCTACACGAACAAGCGCATCGACTTGTGCGGCGTCCTGTTGAACAATCTGTTTCGCAATTACTTCAACAAGGTGGTGAAGGACATGGAGAAGCAGGTTGTGCGCGAGATCAACACTGGTTCATGGAAGTCCACTGACGACGTGCAGAACATCATCAATCAGACCAACATCTACAAGATCATCAAGTCTACCACGATCGAGAACGGCCTCAAGCGTGCGCTTTCCACTGGCGATTTCGGTGTCAAGCACATGAACAGTAACAAGGCGGGTGTGGCGCAGGTTCTCAACCGCCTCACCTACGTATCCAGTCTGAGTCACGCGCGCCGTATATCCACTCCCATCGACAAGAGTGGTAAGTTGGTCGCTCCACGCAAACTGCATGGTACCTCGTGGGGTTTCCTGTGTCCGGCTGAGACCCCAGAGGGTCAGTCCGTCGGCGTCGTCAAGAATCTGAGTTATCTGACGCATGTGACGGTCAACACCTTCTCCGCCCCTCTGCACGAGTACATGAGAACCCTGACCGATTTCATCTCCTCCATCGACGGTCTCGACCCGCCCGACGTGTTCAACAAGACCAAGGTGTTTGTGAATGGCTGTTGGATTGGTGTGTCTGACCGTTCTGCCGAGCTCTACGTCATTCTGAAGAGCAACAAGCACTCTGGTGTCATCAACATCTACACCTCCATCGTGTTTAATTACAAGGTGAATGAGATCCGCGTGTGCAATGACGGTGGTCGCGTTACTCGTCCGCTCCTTCGCGTCACCGACAACAAGTTGGCGTTGTCCGGTGACCATGTTTCCAAGTTGCGAAGCAATGAGTACACCTGGGACGATCTGTTGACCAATGTGCGTGCGCCGAATGCTGCAATCGAGTACGTGGATCCTGACGAGCAGCAGAACATCATGGTCGCGATGCGTCCTACCGAGTTGGGTAAGCAGACCGCCGCCGGCATGTTGTATCGCTACACGCACTGTGAGATTCACCCTAGTACCATATTCGGTATCCTGGGTTCATGTATTCCGTTCCCCGAACACAACCAGTCTCCGAGGAACACTTATCAGTGCGCAATGGGTAAGCAGGCGATGGGAGTATACGTCACCAATTACCAGGAGCGCATGGATAAGACCGCTTACGTTCTGAACTATCCTACTCGCCCCCTGGTGGATACTCGCCTGATGAACATCATCGAGTTGATGAAGATTCCCTCGGGAACCAACGTGGTAGTGGCTATCATGTCGCACACGGGTTACAATCAGGAGGATTCGCTCTTGTTCAACCAAGGTTCAGTGGATCGCGGGTTATTCCAGGCTACAATTTACCACACGGAGAAGGATGAGGATAAGCAGAAGGTGAACGGTGATGAAGAGATTCGTTGCAAGCCCGATACGACAAAGACCAAGGGTATGAAGTTCGCCAACTATGACAAGGTGAACTCTCGCGGGTTGGTGGACGAGAACACCCTCATCGAGAATCGCGACATCATCATCTCTAAGGTGGTCCCCATCAAGGAGAACCGTAACGATCCGACCAAGGTGATTAAGTACGAGGACCAGAGCCGCGTGTATCGCACGAACGAGGACACCTACGTGGATCGCAACTACCTCGACCGCAACGGTGATGGGTATACCTTCGCCAAGGTGCGTCTCCGTGCGCTGCGCCAGCCTATATTCGGGGATAAGTTTAGCAGTCGTCACGGACAGAAGGGAACCATCGGCAACATAATTCCCGAGAAGGACATGCCCTTCACCAAGTCAGGGATCCGTCCCGACATCATCATCAATCCGCATGCCATTCCGTCGCGTATGACCATCGGGCAGTTGAAGGAGACTCTTCTGGGCAAGGTGTTGGTGGAACTGGGTCTATTGGGCGACGGGACCAGTTTCGGAGACCTGGACGTGCCTAGCATCTGCAAGGAGTTGCAGGCGTTGGGGTATGAGTCTAACGGAAACGACATTCTCTACAACGCCATGACGGGTGAGCAGATCGACGCCTCTGTCTTCATCGGTCCAGTGTTCTACCAGCGTCTGAAGCACATGGTTGCGGACAAGCAGCACAGTCGATCTATCGGTCCTATGGTGAATCTCACCCGCCAGCCCGCTGAGGGGCGTAGCCGGGACGGTGGTCTCCGTTTTGGGGAGATGGAGCGAGATTGCATGTGTTCGCATGGTGCCTCTCGCTTCACTAAGGAGCGCATGTACGACGTATCGGATAAGTACAGCGTGCATGTCTGTAAAAAGTGTGGTCTAATCGCGTCCTATAACGACGTGTCGCACATCCATCTATGTAAGAATTGTAACAACCGGTCGGACTTTAGCTATGTGGAGATTCCATACGCGTGCAAGTTGCTCTTCCAGGAACTCACCACAATGAACGTGGCTCCTAGGATTATTACAAAGTAGTCATCTATCTATATATTTAACCCATTTCACAACATGTTGTTTTTTTTTAATCAGGCAGATTTAAATATCTGCATAGATAAAGCATGATGCCAACAGGAATCATGAATACGCCAACTGGAACAGCACCCCGTGCATCGGGATTTTCTAGAGAACGCTTCCAATTACGAAACGCTTGGAATGGTACGAATGCCGCTGCGTATACCGCAACCTCCAGGATGGCACAAAGCCCCTTTAGAGCGGTATTCAATGCGGGTAATGTCGCGCCATCCAGTGGTAACCCCAAGTACGTGTACGACAGTTCTGTGTACATAATGTACAAGAAACAGAAGGCTGGAGGACGTACCTATAATGGTAGTAATTAGGTAGGTGGTCTGAACACCCCGTGCCACGCAATGAAACTAGTTTGTATGATATGTTGTCAATACGGCATCATACAAAATAAAGAATAATTTGGGAAATAGTTGGTTACTATTCCTAGCAGTCGCCGCATGCAATACGGTCCTTGATATGTTCTGGTAGTGAAGTGCTGAACCTGTTGTCATCTGTAACGACGGGTATGCCGTTATTAACGTTTGTATTGTATGACGGGCAGTCATCGCATGCTAGGCGGTACCGGAGGTAGTGGGGCATAAAAATACTGGTCTGTAATCCAGTGTCAGTGGGCGTCTCGAGCACGCGTACGCTCCGGTTAAGATTCTGGTGATTTGGTGGAAATTTGGTGTACGTGGCGCTCTCGATGTTGGTGGATGTGGGTGCCATACAACTATTTCTGGGCATCTCCACCGGACACGCTAGGCGAGCCTTGGCGTGTCGCGACAGAAAGGAACTATGCTTGGACCCGGCGCTATTGGCTGACGTGTTGGGTGGGAGAAATCCACGTTTTGAGGATCCAATGCACATGTATGGGTTTTCTAGCGCTCCCTTTTTCGCGGGCGCGACGTAGCCATGGCTTCTCGTTTTGGCTAGTGCGCTTTTCGCTTCGTTCACGTTATACCGCTTGTAGGTGAGTGGTTGGCCGTCTGCTAGGAGGGTGGAACTGCCTATAGCGTCGTTCTTTATGCGGCGCATGTGGTCATCTATGACCCCATCGATGTACTGTCTGCGTCCCATGGCGAAGGACGCTGCCGAGTCGCTGACCCCGAACTTGGGCGGGTTGGAATGTTTAGCACTCAACACCCCATTATTGGATGGGCGTGATTGAACATCGTTTGGGCGTCGGGGCAGGGTGATTCCGTTTTTGATGGGAGACGATACGTAACTTCCTCCATTAAAGGAGATGTTGCAGTATTGGTGGAATGCGACGGTTGTCATCTAGATTGCGCGTATACATATACCATCGAAAAGAATGGTGGTTCTCGTCGGCGAGTTAATTATTTTAGCAATATAGTATAGAACCGACGATGAACTCCTACCTTTTTGAATTTTTCGCAACCCTCGTCTTCACCTATGTCATTTTGGCGACAAAGGGTAACGCCTACGCCTGCGGCGCGATCTTCGCCGTCCTGATTATCTTGGGATCAAGATGCTCTTCCTCTGGTACACTCCTAAACCCTGCCGTGACCCTCGCCATGTTGAGTGCGGGCAAGACCGCCGCCAAGGACGTCGCCCCCTACATTGGCGCCCAGATCGCTGGCGCATTGGCCGCCGTCGAATTACTCAAGAGATTGAAAATCGGTGCGTAATAAAATATAATCGCGCGTCATAGTATAATGGGTCGCAGAACACAAATGAACCGTTCGATAACTGGAGGACGCAGGACGCGTGGTCGCGGACGTATGGTGGGCGGCGAGGGGTGGTTTGATACATCATCTTGGGGAGATAAACTTAACGGTTGGAAGAGGAAGGCTACAGATTACGCGAGCGGAACAGATGCTGGATATGATGTCCAACCTATGCCAGAAGCAGCGCCTATGATGCCAGAAGCAGCGCCTATGATGCCAGAAGCAGTGAATATGCCAGCAGAAGCAGCGCCTATGATGCCAGAACCAGCGCCTGGACCTCCTATCGAAGGCGGTCGCCGCCGCCTTCGCAAGAGTCGCAAGGGTCGCAAGAGTCGTAAGGGTCGCAAGAGTCGTAAGAGTCGCAAGAGTCGCAAGAGTCGCAAGAGTCGCCGCGGTCGTCGTTAGATAAATTGAAACAATATTGCTATTCTACTACATATCATTATCGTAGTAGAAAAGCCGTACCTCCATACAGCCGTTACATCTCCATGGATGAACACACCCTTTCGGTCTTATTATTCCTCGGAGGTATATCCATTATACTTCTATTTGTACTCATTATATACTGTAGCGTAAAATGCTATTCAAGACCTATCCAAGTGCCAACCGATCCGCCCGATATGGACACTAAAACTATCACAACCTCCACCACCCCCCTATGTAGCGCAATCTAGGCTAAATAGAATATCAATATCAAGTGTGTATTGTTTATTTTTTGCCGCGCGTCATGAGACAATACATCATGTAAATGATAAGCAGTCCTAAACATACAAAGTACAGTTGTGCCATGACATCGCGCGGCAGCGCGACCAGACTTTGTCGGGTGTTGTCCGTAAACCCCTCTGAACACCGTTCGCCGGTCACTGGGTTGGTTCCCCTACCGCCCCAACTGCATGGGTTTATGTCCTTAATGTCTGCATTCGCTACGAATTGGGTATCAGAACCTCGGCGATTATTGGTATCAATCGTCTCCATGGTAATTGCTTGACAAGGCGGTGTCGAACCGGTGGTGAACGCCGACATGATCGCCATGGGGTTGAGCGCCTCCATGTTGGAGATCGCTCCCGGGATGAGGCCTCTAAAGCTCTTCATATCAATACCCATCACGCTGGGCATCATAGGAATACCGCCCTCTGGAACGTTGTTGATGTACAAGTATCGCGGGACGTCCTTCTTCGTCTTTGAGTCCTTGCATTTTGCACCCGTCTTCATGAAGTACTTGTTTCCTAGCGGGCGCCCTGTGGCCGATGCTCCCTTTCCTGTGATGAGTACCTCTACGTAGTCCACCAAGCCGTCCAAATTACGCCCTAATTGTGGCAGGCTCCCACTGTCGCCCATGTGAAGGCTCTTGGGATTCCGGATATTTTTGCTGTAGGGGTAAGTCTCTACCTTTGCCCCGCTTTTACTCGGTGCCATATCTGAAAACATTTGTCTGGATTATATGGATAAACAGGTATGACTATGGTCGTACTATACTCGCAGATAAAAATCGGTGTCTGTGAGTATTTGCTGAAATGATGTTCTGCGAACGATGTAGTATGGCTACTAGTGTAGCCCCGTCACGGGCTTGCTCGTATCCTTCTGGGCTTTGTTTGCGCGATTTGACTGCGCCGATTTGATGTTCGCCATTTGTTGGTTCAACTTATCCACGTTGGTCTGCAGGTCGGATATATGTTTTTCCATTGGAGCAATCTTTTTAACGTGTTCCTCCATGTATTGAATATTTCCCGAGTTTGTCTGAACTTTGGTGGATAGGTTTTCGTTGTTGGGGTTGTATTTATTTTGGGCTCCCTCCACCACAGGCATTGAGCACCATGCATGTGCAATCACATAAACGGTTATGATAATAAGTCCAATACGTACGTATCTATGCATATTAATGATATAGCGATGTACCGGTCGGTGTATACTGTACAAACATAATATTTACCCAGTGTATAGTATACGCCACAGCAATGAGTTCAAACTCTACTTCGACGAACTTACGTCCATTCACGAACAATGATACAACGAATACAGTGACTTACAAACACGGGCTACCTCGTCCACTAAAGTGGAATTACCGTCTAGGAAAAATCAACACTGTCAGCATAGATGCTTCAAACCCAGACAAATATCAGATCACGAACAATGATCGATACGTGAGATCGAGCAAGTCTGTCCCGCTAATCGGGCTACTGATGGATCGTCCAGGACATAGCATTCTGACGGGACCCTCTCCCAGTTCGGTTCTGCAAACATGTCTAACGTCGGATATCAGCGTACTTACGACCGATTGTTGTCAAGCAAAGTATGCGTTAGATCGCATTCGTGGTCCCAGCACGGTAATAAAGCCAAACCCCAATACCGGAAAGGACTATTACCCAACACAACAGCAGTATCTGAGGTCGCGTGGCAAGACACTTAAGCAGAATTCTTTCCATTATACGAATGGTACCGGTTGTGATCCGACCAATATTAACGCCCCTAATATTAGCGCCCCCATCTTCGCACCCAATAATGAACAGTTTGCACAACAGGGTGGAGTATCTAGCAGTTCACGAACGACCCGGTTGACTCTGAACACCATCAAGACTGCAGTTAATGCATCAATCGCCCAACCAGTACACAAAACCTTTGACACCTGTCGAACCGGTCTTCCTGCTAGCATGCGAGCGAGCCAGAGATGTAGATAATATTTGGATTACACAGATGATGTCGGTGGCAATGATTGTATTGGAATACAGTGTTTCTCGCACCATCCCATGCATCTCGCAATAGATGCATTTTTTGTATATTCTGTCCGGCTATCCTTAGCATAGGTCTTTATCATTGTGATAAGACTATCGTATTTCTCGACATATTTTTGTCCAATCAACAAGTTACTCTCTTCTATTTTTGTTGTAAAATATTGCGACATTTTGCAATCTGAGACCGAACTGATAATCTGATTAGGTGCCATGGTATTTACATTGTTTGCACTAACAACCAAATTATCAATTATACTCGAATGCGGGATCGACAATAGTCCTGTGAAAATTACAAATCTACTATCTGCATCTTCAGATACAAACGGCCGAACAATGTACATATGTTCGTACTTCCCAGACAATAAATATAATATATCTAGAATAGGTTTGAAAATTAGCATGTTGGTTTTGATTACAACTGTCCCTCGCCTGGATTGAGATGAGAGTATGATTGCGAGTGTTTTCAGTAAAAAAACCACATATGTGTGCGAGTACACAACCTCCGGAGCACATACGTCCACATAAATGAGAGCAGTATTCTTCGATGCTGGTTGTAATATTATCTGTTCAAGTTCTCCATGTCCCCGTAAGCGCGCCGGAGTCACTGGTGAGAACACAATAGAACGACGGGGTATCATATGCGCAATGACGCCCGAGAAGGCGTGAAAATCATCACCAATGTACATTATATTATTGCTTGCATCCCCGTTTTGTATAGGGTGTAGTATATTGCATATCGATAATACTTCGATACGCGTAAAGAACGCGTTAGTGATCTTACCAAACCTGGCGCGATCTTGGACAAACTTTGGCGATACTATTTCGGACAATAGTCCATAACTTTCGTTAATTTTTACTAGTTTGACCATCTCGGCACTCGATATATTATGCTGTTTTGCGACATGAGAAATATTAAACTGTAATATGATGTTGGGCATATTAGTAAAAAAACTGTTTGACAATATTGGTTCGGGATGTCCCGTCGTAATACGAACGACCGTCTGTATTTCCATCGATTTTGTTGGAATGGGCGAGTAGTTCATCATGTCGAATTGAGGGATATTTGATATGGATACCTATACGTGTATTTGGGTGGTACATTTATACTGTTTGTAACCGGTGCGTTGCCTATGAATAACGGTGGAAATGTATGGCCACCGAATATATAACTATGCTTCTTTACTACTGCTGTCCTGAAGCACAATGGACTGGTTCAGTTTTCGTGGTCTCCGAACAATGATAGTGCGTTTCTTTTTTGGCGCCGGCGTTTCCTGTGCGGGTTCTACCATAGATGGCGCGATATTCTCTTCCGCATCCGCGTCGTCCTTGCTCTCATCAACGCCCATATCCTCGTCACCCTCCTCCTCGATTTCTGTCACAATGGGTACATCGTCGTCTATCTCCTCTATGACAATCTTATCCATATCCACCGTAATAATCTTCTTGAACACAAAGTAGCGATTCTTGAATGATATATCTTTTTCGTTGTTGCTCATGTCGCGTGCTTTACCGAACCTATCTGACATCCCGTTACGCCCTGTTTGAGACGTTGTCATTTGGCGAAACAAATCCTCGAATAGACCGCACCCTGATGGGAGACCAAGATTTTGAGCATCAATATCGGACAACACCTGAAATCCGTAGTTCTCCATGACGCGGGTCAGGTATTCGAAATTTACCAGATATTCATCGATATTCTGGTTGATTGTTTCTTGAAACACGTTGATTTTATACCCCACGCTCGACTGGTCGTCGTCAAACGTGTCGTTGTCATACAACTTGTTCACCTCCCATATTTTGTTTTTTGTTTTGGCATTATAGAGTTCCACCTTGTCATACATTTTTTTCCCCTTCAACATGTTGAATATCCGATTACCGTCATAGCAGGTGCCTATAAAATATCCACCCACTTTGGTACACTCCGCCACATTTCGAATAAACCGGTGCAGTATGTTGTTGTTCTCGAAGAAGTAGTGCAGTGCAAACTGACATGACGTTACGTTGAATCCATCTTCACCCACTCCGTAATGTTTCTCCACCCCTTTTCCTAGAGAGGCATTCTTGGGCGCAGTTCCAAACACAGATGCGGTTACTTGCTTCGCCTTGTCAGTCATGTTCTCGCCTGTGCGAATATTGAACTTACTGTTTCCTACTACAAATAGGGCGGAAGGAATCGTCCTGGTAGTCTTCTTCATATTTAAATACCTGGAGCATGCACCATTAATGCGGTGTTCGATGTTGTCCGGTGACAGGTCTACGCCGAACACAAATGATAACCGTGCGTCAATCCACTTGGACAGGTCACCCCCCTTGCCACAGGCGAGGTCAATCAGTGTGTCGCCTGGGCGGGACGTCTTGGTGATAAGCATCTTCTTGACATACTTATTATGGAAATCACACAACGCAGTTGTAGTTTTAGAATCTGCCATAGTATTGTAATATACTCCATCGTCGCCCATAGGAAGATTGACCCCCGACTTGAGCATGACATCGGTGATGGGGTAGTGAATAGACCGCCAGTTACTATTGGCGACATGGTAGTCGTTTCCAAACTTTTTGAGTGTTTTACGCATCTCGAGCGTTTTATCGTAACGTACCCGGAGGGGAATCCATCGCCACTTGGTTTCGTTGGACACCTCATATCGGAACTCAACGACCATCTGATCGTCAAATACCTCATTCTCCTCTGTGTACATTTGTTCATCACCGTTGCCGTCTGGACGCAGTACAATGTTACATACTCCACCATCGACGTCATAAGGATCAGAGGGAAAGAATTGCATGGGTCGGTAGCTGGATGTGAGTAGTTTATTACCTATAGTAGATTCATCAGCACCTGCACCAGCTGCATTCGGAGCATTATCATATACGTCTTGACATGGGTTCATGTATATTGTTGTATCCCTCCCATCTTTTTGTTTATGAACATCATTAAACCCGCACATGAGGGCCAGGGTCTTGTAGTACTTTACCTGTTCCGCTCGCCCGATGTCCATTCCCCCATCGTATAGGGTTTTTATTAACGGTTTGTTATCATCCCCCTTATTGACTGTCACTAGGAAATCCACCGTGTTGAATTCAGGAGGCTTCCATTTAAAGGACATGGACCATGTGAATTTTTTTTTAAAATGTCTCACCTTACCCACCTCTTCTGCACCTACGCCAAGGTTGCTGGGTGTGAAGATGAGTCCATCGGTAGTGTACTCGAACAAGTCACTGTCAATACGGTCTAAAATCTTTTTACACCCGGCAAAGATGCTAATCGCGCCCGTCCCCGCATAAAACTGTTTTACAGAGACACGAAGCGGGGATGGCATGGATTCTTGGCTCTGTGCATCAATAACCACAGATACCAAGTTCAGATCCTTCATCATATGTGTGAGGATATGGTGTCGCGATTTATTACGATGTCTATCGTCTCCGTCCTCGGACAATGCAATATCACGGTAGAACACGTGTGCTCGAACGTCTTTACCGTTTACAATATACACATCAAACGCTGCAAATAGGTTTATGAACTTGCCGTGCTTATCGTGTGAAATTATCTCTCCATCCAGAAGCGAGTTGTGAAACAGTTTGTTGTTCGTCTTCGCTCCTGTGAATAACAACTTCATGTTGTTGTTTATCAGATACACGAGCCCCGTAGTAGTGATGAAGAACAGGCGACGCTCTCCGTCGGCCTTGTCCGTGACCGTGTAATCGTCACGGACATTGGTCAGGGTCGAGTTATAGTCTGGTGATTTATTGTCTGCTATATTTCCGATCTGGAGAGTCTTGGATGACGGACCCACAAAATGGGCCGACGAGTCCAATCGTTCGTGTGGGTTGAATCCGATTAGACGCAGATACTCCATACCTACATCGATTCGGTCGCTCACTGATATGGGAAAGGCGGTTTCATGAAGCCCCATGAGCACAAACTTGGTACACCTGCGCATCTTCTCGATAAGCGCCTCCATGGTCTCGGTATTGGTTCCTAGTCCAATCGCGCCGTTATCGACCTCGATCTCAATCTCGTATGTCTCCTCCGCCTGAAATACACCGGCCTCTGCGGTGGTGTACGCGCTTATGTATGAATGCGAGTTAGGCTTTTTGGGAACTTTCAAAATACTCATGTCGATGCGCACAGGGTAGTCGGGGTGCGTGAATGTCACGCGATTAATATAACGAAACCTCTTCTTGCTTTTTAACCATTCGTCTAAAATGGCCTTTGCCATGCCATGAGGGGATACTAAACTATAGTCCTCTTCGGTCTTGTATGCCACGCTGAAATGAAAGTCGTGAAATATTGCTTCGGATATCGGCTTGCCCGTCTCGTGATGAATAGCATTCTTCTTATTTTGCATGGACACTGAACTGGTGTATGTGGGGTTGCTCAATAGTTTGGCGATGTCGTTGTGGATACAGTACTCCTGAATCGCGGCCAGGCCTCGGATCTCCGTACGCGGGTTCATAAAATCTAGATCACCTTTACTGTTAACTATTTCGTTGTTAATTCGCAGCATGTACGCTCCGACATCAGATGGTGTTGTGAACCCCAGTGATCGGATCTTGGACACTACGTTGTCGTAATCATTGCGAGTAAGAGGTTGAACCTTTGATCGGTTCCCTTTTTTAATCGTAGAGAACTTCACTTCGAGTTCGTTATTCACACTTTTAGGATCGTAGATGATGGGCTTTCTTGCCCAGAAGGAACTGTATATTTTGCCCATATCATCGATCGCCTCTTTCGTGGTGTCGCGAAGTTCTGTAGTGGTGTAAGGTGAATCCTTGGGATGATGATTCCCCTGACGTGGATTGGCTTGTCGGCCATGCGTCTTATGCTTACCGCTCATGATAGGTATATATATAGTATATATCCTATTATTAAATGATAGTTCATAGTAATTTCATATGATTACATTCAATTCTATCTTGGTACCAAGATAGCATATCATACATGTATGCTCGCTGCATACATGTATCATTTGTATCGCGCCTAAACCGTGACTGGTTGAACATTATCCCATAGGGGTTATAGGTTCTGGATAATGGTCTCGTACATCTGGGGCTTTGTCTTCTTCCATGCGGTTTCGTTGTCCAGTATTTTCAACTTTATCACCATGTCTCGTAGCTCTCCTACTTTGTAGGATGAGATGGCGCGCAGAGGATTTGCGAGGCTGACCGCCTTTACGTAGTAGGGTGTTGTGCTATCATCTGAAGACCGGCATAAATATTCATTCATCTTCGACAATACCGTTCCGGTCTCGTACCCATATCGTGTGCGCGGCGAGTCGTATTGGTGGATTATGTGTACGTTCTCCGGTTCCATATTGTCTACATCGAGCATAACCTCGTATACCTTGCGTCGATGTACAAACAACACGTTCAAATTGCTGGCCACACACAACGCGATGAATGCTTTCACGTCGATGGTATTGTCGTGTACCAACATGTTTTCAATCATATCAATACCACGAATCTTGTTCGCGGTTAAATGCTTGCGATGTAGCCGGATAAGGTCAACACACTTCAACTTTTCGGTCTTCTCTACCATGAATCGGTGTGTATCTAGCATCTCATACGCATTGAATCCGTTTACCAATATATAGTAGCACCAGAACAGCTGGTCTCGTTCTTTGGGAAAAAACATCTCTGATGTTTTCTCCTGCGCGTTCTGATCATTCTTCAACGTCTTGTCCCATTCGGATATGAGCGAAGTAGACGTATCTTCCATCTTAAGAGTTCCTGGAAGTTTGTGTTGGTGCGCATGTGTTAAGGTCTTTAATGTAAACATGTGGGGGTGTAAGACGGTAAGTAATTTGTGTACTTGTGCATTTTTCATTTTATCTGTGACGGGGTTCATATTATGTCTATGTGTCATTATTAATAAGTGGACAGATCTCTTTATGCTCTTGTAGCATGTAGTTTTCACTCGTTCCCAATTGCGAATCAATGAAGGTGAGGTCGTTTTCCTGCTGTCGTACGTATTCCAAAAATGATTTTATCTCGTAAATAATCTTATCCGGAACATCCGTCATGTTAATATGTACACCATACTTGTTTTCGTTTATCACCATTTCAGAATGTTTATTAAAAATGCGCAAGATTTCTACCTGATTAATCTTTGATAAAGACTCGATGTTTGTACACAGCGTTTGTAAGTCTTGCGGAGAACACTTGTTTGTATTATTTGCGTACACAACCGGTTCAGTATCCATCTCAATTTGGATATCCATAGTAAGAAATATAGTTACATATCTAAACTCTTTGGAATATAATACAATATTTGGGTATTTGGTTACTACTCTATCGTAATGCGTGGCATTCTATCGTCGTTCCGCCCCCCGCCATGATTATTCGGTTCAACGAGTTGCGCCACGATTGAGATATGGTCGTCGTACAACTCAAATCGTTGACCAATTACCTTAATATTAATATGATCCCCTTCGCCGATGCTGCTAAAATACTCGCTGCCATAATTGTGGTCGCGGGTCACAAATACAATCACCGGACTTGGAACCATCACACTCTCTGCGCGAATGCCTGCCTTGGTCACGTTTCTCGCGATGCATTGAATTGTCATGTCTTCTACAGGATGACATACCTGACACTCGAATACCGCTGCAAAACATACATTATCGCCCATCGCCCTCCCTGCAGAATAAGAACGGATACTAACCGAATCTGGCTTGATATACCCCTCTACAGTACATCTCCCCTCATATTGCTTTTTGATAACGCTTTCGAGGGTCTGTGTTAGATTCTTACCCACATTGGTAATATGAACCGCCACCTGTCTCTCCATAATCGCCCGATCGAACAACGACATCTCTCCTTGACCTCCTGAAGGATTATTGTTCTTTCGTCCAGTATGTGATTGCTGTTGTCGTTGGGTGGTACCGCGCTGAGAAGACTTCATTCGGAGTACTGTATACTGCGGATAATATTTTATATCAGGTGTTGCTATATAAAAATATCATTCAATTTCGGTTCATTTATTATAGAATGGGGCAATCGCATACGGTCGATATCTCTTGTCCCCAATTTGTCAGTCGCGCATTGACTGCTCCGATCAATTCGTTCTTGGATATCGACCGCGGACCGACCGTATTGTCGGTCTCATACACAATATCGCTGATGCGCGCCACGATGCTGTCAATGTCCTTCTCCTCCCCCGCATCGGGGAGAAATCGGATAAAATAATGTGTCTGATCGCTTTTTGTCTCGGCCTCTTCCGCGGTCGCGGTGCGCATAACCTTACCTGCATACACCCCAACGCGACGTATGGCCGCATGCGGTATAACAGGCGGACTGCCTTCGACGGGTGCAACCAAATCCGGGCGCTTCACAAAGAAGAAATGGACAGGTGTATGCACAACCGGCTCTGGACGAGGGTCTGCGCGTCGCACCCACACCTGAAACACACACGGGCTGTCATGATCTTTGTTGTTCACCAAGAACGACGATTCGTTCAAATCGTTTTGGTGAACGAGATGGAAATGCGCAGAAAAGGCTCGGCGCATACTGTCCTTTTTAAAACTTTTCGGGAGAATAAATGAGATGGAGTCAGCAAAGGTGCAGGTCTTCTTGATGAATTTGATCGCGAGGGATGCCTGGCGTCCAAATGGCGGGTTGCCCACCACATGAATCCTACCCTCAGGTGCGCGCCCAGTCACCATTTCCTCTACCGGTATGGCCAGGTAGTCGCGCTCAAGCACCTGGGGATGGTCAGGGCGGATATCGTACATTCTCACTGGACACTTCAGCGTTTTGAGAGGAAGAAGGAATGCCCCATTTCCAGCACTCGGCTCAATAATCACATCGCATAGCTTCCGTGGCGACGCGTGCTTTTTCATCAAAGATACACACGCTTGTGCGACTGAGGACTTGGTGTAGTATTTGTCAATGGGATCTCGGTCGAGTCCCGTCGTCTGCTCCATATGAGGTGGGACGGCGCTGCGGGGTTCTATTGATTGAGGGATACTTGACATATATACTATACATGTCAAGAACGTCTTATATTGTTACACATATTATACCTTCAATATGTCGCGAAATCGGTGGTGTTCGTTGTAAGAAAAGAACCATCGTTTTCCGTCCTTTTTAATGGAATCGTAATAACGAAGGGTGAAGTCCACATACACACAGGCCTCTTGTGTAACATGGTAACTTACTTCCTTCTTCACATATTTCAACTTTTCAATCACATCATTGTGAATGAGTTTTTTCAAAATATCAATCTTGCCGTCCTTCTTCATCTCGCTGCATCGGTGTCCCTTGCTGCGTTTGTTTGTTGCGTCCTTTAACTTGAATATGATGTTATCCTTCTTTATGTCGTCTCCATTAAACCCAAATAAGTCGGATACCTCTTCGGGGTGAAGTGTGGCGTTCTCTCCAAGGTGTTGATTGAGATCCTTAACGTCCTCTGGCTGTGCAATTGTCCATGTGTAGTTCTCAGGTTCACCTCCGGCGGCATATGTGTTCGCATGTTCACGAATGTAAAACTTTGTCTCTACACCTTTTTTAGATTTCGTGTCGTAGAACAATATCGCAGTGAGAGGAAAATCACCTGTCGTCTCAATCTGCTGCGCGATAAACCATTTCTTGATACGTTCCTTCATCTTCAGGTTAGGATCTGTCATATTTTTGGCGAACACGTAATGGAGAAGGGTGATTTTATGTCCAATTAGGAGACTATCCATCAGGTGGTCAATCAAGAAGCCCTTTATTATTCTAATGGCGTTGGCTCTGGAGTCGATGGGTTCCTCGACAGCCTTAACTATATCTGTCTTCACCATTCGGCTCATGGCCGTTCCAAAGTACTTGTATACGTTGGGGTTACCACGCGGTATGCCTTCTGTAGTGTCAAATCCAATTATAGCGTCATTATATGCATCATGTAGCCGGGAAATAATTGTATCACCATTATCGATGGGTGCGTGCGACGAAGGAACCGCCGCAATATTTATAGTAGGAACAGCCCCTTCCTTGAGAGACCCCTCTACATTTTCATGTCCTTGTGCGACAACAGTCTCGACAGGAATGCTGACATCAGCGTTCGATTGGCTCGCAGCGCGTAGTAAGACATCGTCGACATTGGTATTGATATCCATCTTGATTTTCAATTTGTCGTGCTTGAACTGCATTGGTACAGATCGCTCGAACAGGGGGATGTGTTCGTCCATGAGCTCGATGGGTTGGAACAAATAGTAATCGCCTATATTGACCAATCTCCCACTGCGTCCATACGCATCCGTTATGTATTCGGTGTCAGTGTCCACCAAAATCGTGAGCGCGGCATAAACCTGACCAAGGGGGTGCTTGTCTCCATGTATTAGTCTGGCTTTGAGGTCGCTCTTCTTGTAAAAATGGCGCTCTTTGAATAGTCCTCGAATTTTCTGGATGATTCTATCCGTGTTAAGCATGATAAACCGCTCTCCGTAGGTGCTACTGTTCAACTTATCATCAACGATATCAACTACATCCGTTTGGCTATAGCATTTGTATTCGCCGTCTTCCATGAAGTCGGTGAGCATAGTGTTCGCATTATCTCCCACCTTGAAATCATGAATCACCTTTCCAGATGACAATACCTGCTCCACAGACTGGTTCATATTGGCTACGCTAAAGTTAGTCTGGGAATGGTTGAGGAAGCAGTCTACCGACAACTCCTTCAACACACGGGTAACTTTACCGATTTGTACCGCCTTAGACTCTGCGTTCCGATACACATACATATCGACCGTTTCTAATGACTCGTCGCGGACACTTGACCCATATAAGAACACCTGCACATTTCTCTCTTGAAACGGTAGGAGCTTGTGGCTGTTATGGCGAACAGCGCGTCCCTCGATTTGTTCTATGCGGTTCCGGTTGTACCACGGTTCAAGGATGTGTACCTGGCGGATAAATTTCAGGTCAACGCCTTCTGACCCAGCCATGGAGACAAGCACCACCTTGATGTAGTCTCCATACAGGTTATCGTCCTTTGTGACTTCGATGATATCGGCCGCGTTCCCGGGAGAGAGCCGCTTGTCGCCAGTGATCATGATGTACTTGGCTGGGAGGTTCTTGGGACCAATCCTTAGAGAGGCTACGGGTGGCGTAGTAAACAATGATTTATCATTCGAACCGTGCCGGGTGATACCTATCGACTCCAGAGCCAGCGCCATCGGAATGAGTCCGCCGTCTAAATACTGTGAATAGATCAACACCACTCCGGTAGACTGTATGACACAATCGACAATTTGTTTTATCTTACCGCTATAGTTCCCCACCTTTTTACTAGAGAAAAAGTCTTTGTGAACTCCATTCTGTATCCAGGGCTTGTACGCAAACTGTCCCTTCATGTAACTGCTCTCTGTGCGGTCGTCGATATAATCCATGGTCGCCTTCAGGCCGCGCGTTCCGATTGCGTCTTTTACAGAGACCTTTCCGTCTTCCACCATGGTTTGAACGTCCTCAGAAAGATCTCCCGACATGTTGTTCAATGGGTATGTCATATTCAAGCACTGTATTGGGTCCTGTAGCCTCGTGTATCCTAATCGACCTACTTCATCTGCTCCAGGAGCGTCACCATCGTTCTCATCGATACTCTGATCCTGCACATTGGTATCTGAACTTGTCAGTTCAGGGGTCATGCGGTTATACACGTCCTCCTGGTATTCGCCCACTTTGACAACATAGATGTTCGTATCTGTTATGGTGGTTACTCTATTCGGAACCACCTCGCCACCCACGATAGATTTTGTCTGTTGTGGTATGGTCTGAAATGTTTGTTCGGGAGCAAATGTTCCGGGGTACATGCGGTAGGGAAACGTGTATGGGTTCTCGCCTCTGACGAAAGACACGTATCCGGTGAGTTTGCGCACCAATACTTCGCGACCATTCTCCGTGGTTCCGCTCTCTTCCTGAAAATCGCCAGTTGCATTGAATACATCGCTCATCTTGATGAGTCCGCGCCCATCATTCATGTTCATAAGATTGGTCAACCATATAATCTCCTTATAGGTATTGAACATGGGTGTTCCCGATAACAGAAGGAGTTTCAAGCGCGGCCTGCTCTTTACGAGAAATGTGATTTGGTTCACTACCATCTTATTACCGCTGTCGTCTGCATTTCTAATATTGTGTACTTCGTCAATGCAGAGAAGACGACCTTCAAACTCCTCCTTCAAATTGCGCTTCATACGAGCAATATTTTCGAGAGAGGTATGTGGGTTATCTACAGTGTCCTCGCGAAGACCAATCTTTTGTCTCTTTTCTATGTAATTTGCAAACTCGCGGTAGCCCATGAATTCATAAGATTCGTTAATGATCCGATTGATTTGGAGAATGGTGCGTTCCTTTGACACGTTCAGGGTTTTTGTGGGATTTATCTCCCGAATGAGTTTGTTACCTATGCACGACTTGATGAACCATTCCCCATTAACATTCGTCATCGTAGATGCGTTGAACAGTTGAAGCCGAAAGTTGTCCTGTACATTGGGGGATGCTACTACGAGGATCTTTTTAGAGTTTCCGGTCTGGCGAATATAGTCGCGATGTTCTTCACATATACCAATAGCAGAGCAGGTTTTTCCTGTTCCCAGACCATGAAACAGTAGCAAGCTATTATAGGGCGTATGCGATGACAAAAAGTTTTTCACAAACAACTGATGAGAACTCAGTTCAAAGTCCATCTTCTCTAGTTCGTTTGCGCGTGCCTCTACATCATGAATTGTACCATCGTACATAGTGTCGTGAAACTCTCGTTTGTTGGCAATCTTCAATGAAAAATTGGGGTCGTTCATGGTTGGATAAAGGTTGTTACTGTCCGGTGCAGACGCAAGCCCCTCTCGTTCATCATTCTCTTGTCGAATAAGAAACTGGTTACATGGATGTAGCGGCTCATATACAGTAGTTTCAAAATTACATTGTTCTCTTATATCCTGATTTTGTTCTGTAGTGTCTACCGTTTCGGGTTCGGGTTCAGGTGCGGCCTCTTTTTCGGGTTCAGGTGCGGCCTCTTTTTCGGGTTCAGGTGCGGCCTCTTTTTCGGGTTCAGGTGCGGCCTCAGGCGCGGCACCTTTTTTAACATGCGGTTCACAGTCTCCAGTTTTACGATTTTTACGAGTTCCAATGGGACATTGTGAAATACCTTTTTCAGCCTCGTTTTCGACACCCTTTTTAGCATACGGTTCGCATATTCCAGTTTTACGATTTCTACGAGTTCCTTTGGCACATCGTGGAAGTGTTGGCATGTTATACTACTACTATATCCTACGAATAAAAACTATAGTCTTTTAACAAATTGATTACGTTCTCCACAATACGAATTTTCTCTAAACTATATGGACGTATACACTCGATACACTGTGTCACAGTTTTCCACTCTAATTTACTGACCTCTGACCGCTGATACTTGGTGAGGTCGCAGTCAGCCGCTTTCATGGAAGCCATGTAGAACTTGTGTTTGTACGATTTGAAGTTTGACCCGATGAAGTATTCCTTGTAAGGTACAAGATTTTCCACAACGGTAATTGTTTTCCGACTGAGTCCCGTTTCCTCTTCAAATTCTCGCAAAGCACAATCTATGTCATTCTCACGATAGTTGCGACGTCCTTTGGGGAACTCCCATTCTTGTTCTGTCCAACTAGTGGGACTATTATGTACCATATCGACGAGAGTGATTACCGTTTCTGTCCCGGCCGCATCTATATTGACAACCCCCGCAGCACGGAGGACTTCAAATTTTTTGGAAGAAATGGTCTCTTCCGACTTGTATGACCCGGAAGTGGCGCGCGACCATAATTGGGACCACAAGGTGGAGAACGGTAGGGTTAATATACGGTTCTTTTCATCTATGGACATCTCGTCAATGCATTTCTGCACTTGAAACCGATTTGTGGCGGAATATTTACCGCGTACAAAGTCAATGTACCCGAAAGTGTCCTTGCGACGGATCATCAACAGTTCTGGTATTTTTACAGCGTTCATGCGAAATAGAATAATCCCATAACTTGTGAATGGTAACTTGCATTGATAAAATATGTGACCCGTCTTGCCACAATTGCTACATGTGGTGGGTTGCACGCTCAGAACCCTGTTCTTTGGTGGAGGTACCACATACTGATATCCGGTATTTGAGATGGGAGGAGGCTGGGACTGCGACGTGTCGTCTTTACTACTGTTTTCTACTGCATCTTCCTCGGAGGAATTATCAAATAGGGTGTTCATATTGTTGATAAAATGGAGGGCGCAGAGTATTATGATATTGTTGTCGTCATGTATCTAAGCGGTGAATGCGGTGATTTATAATGTGATTTTAAGGTAATGGTAGACTTGGATGCGACGATATGGGGTCCTCATTATTGGTTCTTCTTGCACACGGTCACGATGACCTATCCGCTACATCCGAATGACGTCGCCAAGAAAAAGTACTACGACTTCATACAAAATCTTCCCCTGTTTATCCCGAATGCGTCTATGTCAAAGTCATTCCAAGAGATGCTAGACACGTACCCCGTGTCTCCCTATTTAGACTCACGCGATTCCCTAACACGGTGGATGCACTTTATCCACAACAAAATGAACAAACGGCTTGGATTGCGACAGATTTCCATGACTAAATTCTACGAAGACTACCATGACAGATATAAACCACGTGACGTAAAAATTATCGAGTACGCCAAAACAAAACGCCAGATACTTTACGCTCTTCTCGTGTGTGCTCTGCTCGCAGGAATCTACTTTATGAATCGGTAATAATTGTAATATGAGTTCCAATCATCAAATGATATATGGTCGCCGTTATTATGTATATATGTATATTTATCAAAACTATTCGTTATTTCTTCAATATGTAATCGGTTAATAATACCATTTGGTTCGTCGGGTCCGTCTTCATTTTCATTTTCATTATGATATACAGTACCTTCAAAACCTATAAAATGTATTTTGTTTCTCGTAGCATCTAAAAATAGACTGTCGGGGTCATGCCCAGCAACAATTAAAGTATCAAAATTTTGTATTGTATTTTTTATTTTTTCATAATGTTCAGGTATGGATGTATTCGTATAATAATGAACAGTTTGATCTCCATCTGAATAGATTCTAAGATTATCAATTGTATTTATTAATTCCATATTAATACTGGTCATATTTTTATCTAATTCTGGTATAAATTTTGGTCTTGAAAAACCATTTGTAAATTTTCCTGTCCATTGTCCATCTTCCCATTCTTGTGCCTGGATTGTTCCAAATTCACTGAAAGGTTGACCATCAATATAATAAAAAGTTTTTATGTATTTTAAAAATTGTATAGGACGAATATCAGTTCCTGCACCTACATACACGGCATTCATAACTGTATAATATTATTAGTATTCTACATTTATACCAATTCCATTAGAGGTGTTTTGGTGTTTTGTCCCATTTTATACCGTTGGAAATATAAACTTCAATGATGTAAAATAAAATGGTGACAGAGTACATATAGATACATAACGTAACCATGTCAGCATCGAAGAATATGATGGGTGCCGGTTCCATCGGTTCGGGCGGATACGGGTGCGTGTTTTTGCCTGCTCTGCCGTGCGGCGCGGATACGGAACCAAAAAAGGATTCAGACAGTAACGTCAAGTACGTGACCAAACTGATGATAAACAAACACGCCGACATCGAGTACCGACTCATCCGTTCCTTCGACAAACGGTTGAGAACCATCCCTGACTACGTCAATTACTTTCTGGTATCGAACGTGACCAAATGTCACCCAGGACCATTAACCAAGCGCGATCTGCGCGCATACGACAAGCAGTGTAAGCCCCTTATAAAAAAGAATATCACTCGGAAGAACATCAACCGGTCGTTACATAAGGTAACCGCCGTACATATTCCGTTTGGAGGCGATACGATAGACGAATATTGGATGACACATGTTAACAGTCGTTCCGAAATGAAAACTATGATCGCATCAATGCATGCATTGCTCACTCGAGGTATTATGCCAATGAACCGAATGGGTCTATATCATGGAGATATCAAATCGTCTAACATCATGTACTACCATGGCAACTCAAAACTCATCGATTGGGGATTGGCCTTTGATACTGCATATAAGAGAGACCAAAACACAGATGGTGTGAGCCGGTTGGCCACGTATCGCCCATTCCAGTTCAACGTGCTCCCTTCGTGCATTATACTCAACGTCGAGTTCCGAACTGCCGTTGCAGGATTATTGAAAATGAACGGTACACCAACCCGTCAGGCCATTCTCGACTTTGTCGCGGGGTTCGTTGCCGACTGGAACGGGATCCGAGGCGATGGGTCGGTATCGATCCTGGTGACCCTCTACGACAAACTCGTTCCCTATGCAGCAAAAAGATGCGGAATCCCGCACACGGTCGCGGTCGGACCATACGCAAAAAACGACGCGGTTCCCGCATTCGCCGTCGTGTACATTGCGAACATTCTGGAAAAGTACATTCGGAACAAGGAGTTCCATTTAGAAGAGTATTATCAGGAGGTGTACCTGAAGAGCCTGGACGTATGGGGGTTCGCCATATCCTTTCTGATTCTGTTCAACCTGTTGTGCAAGAATGAAAGCACGCTGAACCGCACTGAGAAACTAACGCTCGGGTCCCTTTGCAATATGTTCATTCATATCCTCGAGATGGATGCAGAACCAATCGACGTTGGGAGCGTGGTGACATATGTAGGCGAGGTGTTGGACAACTACCGCGAGTAGGTATAATTATCTAGCGGTACAGTACCGTATTCGCTTCTATCCTATTCCATGCGCCTAGAACTTATCGTCCTGATAATCGCAGCATTTTTCGCGTATAACGCCTATCACGACGGAAAATACACGTCAATGATCTACAAGAATAAAAAGTATCTCCAGATCGCGGGCTACCTGCTCGCAGGGGTTTCTCTCTACATGGTACTTCGCAAAGACCCTGACAGAGGAAGAAAACTTCTGTTGCATGCGAACGACACCATCAAGTACCTCCCCATAGATAAACATTCTACAAACATTCTATCCCCCATCATAGACTTTACGGTGGGGGACAGCGCCAACAACAGTTTCATGGGCGCTCTTAACCCGGCGCGCGCCCCTTCCACTGTCACCAACATGGAGCAGAAAATCCTCCAGTCAGGTCGAGTTGGTGGGGGTCGGGGACAGAAACCCAAAGCCACGAAGCGATCTGTCAGCGAGACCAAGAAGAAGTACGTGGCCTCCATGCAGGACTGGAAGTGCGGTGGATGTCATGACAAACTGAATGCCTGGTTCGAGATTGATCACACAACCCGACTAGAATACGGAGGTGGGAACGACGTAGAGAACCTCGTCGCCTTATGTAGGAACTGTCATGGTAAGAAGACCGCGTTCGAAAATATGTGATGCCGTAACACTATCCATTTATTGTCTCGATACAATATATGGATACTTCAACTCCAGATACAACATCTGAATCAATATTATTTGGCCCCATTGAGAAATTGAGCAACGGAAACACATACGTGTTTTTCGCCGTTCTCGTGCTCATCTTTACGGTGCTGATGATTTCATTGGCGTTTGTTAGCACGACAGAAACCGTCAACGGCGAGACGGGGCCGTCGCCCACTGGAATCCGAGTTCTAGAGGGAATCGGTATAGCGATTCTCACCATCGCGGTCATCTCTGTGGTGTTGCTGCTGTACCTGCCCTCGCTGAAATCAGTGTTACAACTTGTCGATAAACTGCGGGGGGCGATATTCCTCTTCGTGTTCATCTTCGCTCTTATTATATTCTACCGCAACATATCGGCCACGACCATTACCAATTACCGCATCATTATTGTGCCGATTATTGCGTGGATGTCTATGAAAATGTTTCGTAACGCCATGACCCCATCAACAGAGGAAGAATATACACCGAATCTACAAATAGAAAAGATGCGGGTGAGTCTGGTGTACGTGGCGCTTGTCTCCTTCGTGGTGCTCATGTATTCGGTGGATTTTGGAGGGTTTCTGCGCGAATACCTGGGTCCTAGTGTCACTGCTACCCTCACGCTGCTCGTCATGGGGATGATATATCTAGTGACACTATTGAGTTACCCGATTATGAAGACTGGCAAGGAAGGTGGGAGCGACAAGGGCATGATCGCCGGTCTAAGTTGGACGGGTATCGGACACGGGATTTTCATGTGTGTGACGATCATTATCGCGTTCATCGGTCTCTTTTCGAACATGTCCGACTTCACGGACAATGACGGCGTGGTGAGTTTCAAGAACACGCGCGCCGCACAACTGTTCGGCGTGTCGATCACACTTCTCGTCCTGTGGGTCGTCTTCTTCTCGGTGAGAACGTTCCAAGATGTTCAGCATACATTGGATGCGACGGGACAAGCGCAGACAGACAAGGTCAAGTCGGCGCTGAATAAAGTATTCCTCCTTCTCGGAGGGGTTGCATTTGTCGCCTCGATGATATACTGGTTTATATCGATTACCAACTCCTTCAACCAGACCCACAGCATAATGGCACTCATCATGAACCTCATGGTGGCTTTGGTCATTCTGATCATCATGTTCAAGTACCTGGCCAACACCACCCATTTCCAGAAGAGTCCATACTTCCGACTGGCTGTAGGCACCCTGTTCTACATCCCATGTTTAGCGTACGACACTCTGCGCAGCATTTTTGGAATGTTGGGACTCACTATTCCTCCTTTGAGCTCACTAGCGAGCGGCGTCGCGAGCGGCGCAAAGGGTGTGGCTGGCAAGGTGGCAACCGTCGAGAAGCCGGCAGGGAAGGACATGATGGCGCTGGCGACGGTGTTGCTGGCCTACGTCGCCTACTTCTTCATCATACCGTATTCGTTGAACAAGGTGGCCAAGCAGGGTGGTAACGTGATATTGCAAGATCCAGTCTCCCTCTCCACCGTGAAGTCGCTAGGAACCTACTCCAAGTTAAATGGCATTGAGGACGAGTCTGCGATTCCCGTGCTTAGCCAAGTGGGCGTGTTCAATTACACTTACGCGGTGTCGTTCTGGCTCTACCTGGACAGTTCGACCGCGTCCGTCTCCGATAACTACTATACTGTGATGAACTACAACGAGATGCCGCACATCATGTGGAACCCCAAGAAGGCCACTATGATATTTACCGTGAAGAGCAACACGGTCGACCCTGACGCTGGCACCAGCACTGACGATGGTACCGATGCGGGATCGGTCCCACAAGCGCAGGCTGTTCCACCGACTGGCGACGTGGCGAAGAACGGGAATCGGGTGATATTAACTTTAGCATCTCTGGCGATGCAAAAATGGAATAACATCGTGGTAAACTACGTGAATGGAACCCTCGATATCTTTGTAAACGGTGATCTAATTCAATCGTCGCGCAATGTGGTACCCGAAATGACCTATGGGGAACTGTCCATTGGGTCAGCCAACCTTGCCGGCAAGGTGTGCAACGTGGTGTATTTTAACTACAGTTTGGAAATGAAGAATGTGCATTACCTGTACAACCTGGTCAAGGATACCAATCCACCGATCATTACCGACGCGTACTACGGAACCACAGAGGACGCTATTTATGTCAACAAGGTGGCAAAACCCGTTACCAAAATCCTCATTCCCATCAACATCGATACGGATATTATGGACACTGAGGATCAGGACGCCGACAAACCCGTCGATGAGGTGGGAACCACATACAAGCCCGCCAACAACTATCTCTCTCTGGCATGGTATTTTAAACAGAACAAGGACGAACACAACAGCGCGTCGCCCGAAGACGGACCAGTCAGCGACATAGTCGTTCCCACCCTCAAAACCCCCATCATCTCGGGCGGGATGCTACCGTCGAGTGACCCTCTTGGCGCACCCGTCCAGTTGAAACCTGCATAATATGAAGGGCCAGCGGATCAGCCGGACTTCGTCGGATAGAACTAACATTCACTGACTGGTCGCAAAAAATATGTTTCGGTACTGTACAGTCTATCATGGAAATCACCGAGGTGCTCATTGTTGTCGCAATCATCATAGTGGTGTATGTCTTGGTCAATTATGCAAGCGGTGGCGCAAAGTCTCATACATCGTTGACGAGCGGTCTCCAGATGCAGGTTATTAAGGCGAACGACCTCATGGGGGGGTCGTCATCCCCTAGATCAAATTATTCCATGTCCATGTGGTTCTACATTGACGACTGGAATTACAACTACGGAGTACACAAACCACTCGCTGTGCGCTACAAGGCGGGAACCGCTACCACAGAGGATCTGGTTCCAGGTCTCAAGGCCATCACTCCATGCCCTGCCATTGTTTTAGGTGGAACTGACAACGTGCTTGATATCTTTCAAGCGGTACTCCCCCCCGATTCTGGAAGTATCCCCACAGGAACCAACGCACAGGTCATCAACGGTGAGACCATCAGCCGTTGCAGTCTCTCGAACATCCCTATTCAAAAATGGGTGAATCTTATCGTATCCTTCTACGGCCGTACCTGCGATGTGTATTTAGACGGAAAGTTGGTTCGCACATGTGTGATGGACGGTATTCCCAAGGTGGATAAGGACGCTAACATGTATATCACCCCCAGTCTAGAGGAGAACAAGGGGTCTTTCAAGGGATGGACGTCCAACTTCCAGTATTTCCAAACCGCCATGAACCCCCAACAGGCGTATGATATTTATACTGCAGGATTTGGCGGAGCCGGATGGTTGTCCAGCTTATTAAGCACAGAGGTGAAGGTAACTTTCTCAAAGAACGGCAAGACCGAGTCGGAGTATTCTATGTAAGTCGACCTAGGTTGCCCATTATTTTATCATAAGGTACTGTACAAGTGTCAGTCGATATGATGAACGAAATTGGAGTAGCAAGCGCTCCCGGCGGATATTCGCAATCTAACTCGCTAGTGACAAAATTTGCATTCATTCTTGTGGTCCTACTGGTGTTTATAGTGGTATTGCAGATGGGTATGGGAGTTCTCACTTGGGTTTTAGGTCCTAACGGCTCACCCAAATTGTTCACCGGGATGATTCCAGGAACCGAAATGGTAGCATTTGATCAGGACCCCAGCGCTAGTTCGGTGTCCACGATTCTGCGCTCCGACAACCAGCGCGGTGGCATCGAATTCACATGGAGCATCTGGATGTATGTGAACAACGACCGCGACCACGACAAGTATCGTCATGTGTTTTCCAAGGGCAACCCTGAACAATATGCTAAGAAGTACGCAAGTTTCACGGATTCCCCCGAGAAGACAGGCATCATGTATCCCAACAACGCACCCGGCCTCTACTTGGCGCCCCACAAAAACAGCCTATTGTTGATAATGAACAGTTTTGAGACCATCGATGAGGAGATTGAGATCGACAACATCCCTCTCAACAAATGGTTCAATGTGGTGATCCGCGTGAAGAACAAGAGCCTGGATGTCTTCATGAACGGTATCATCACCAAGTCCAGACAACTAGCCACGCCTCCCAAGCAGAACTACGACAAGGTATTCTTGCACCTCAACAACGGGTTTAGCGGCTACTCCTCCAACCTGTGGTACTGGAACCACGCGGTCGGAACCAGCACGGTAACCAACATTGTGGATGCGGGTCCCGACACGACGCTCACTGGTGGCGCCACTGCGGACACGAGTTCCGACTACCTGTCCAGCAAGTGGTATTTTGCGGGGCAAGGTGACATGTTCAATCCTACTGGGTTCAGCGGGTAAGAGGTCGTTATTCGATCAGTTGTATCGTAGTTATTTTTTATTTTTAGAGTAGTATAGTATCATGACCACTCTAGAAAACTCATTATATGTGCCACCAGTGATGGTCGCCGAGTACACCCCACCCACCCCCATACAGCACGTGTACGGTGAATCCGACTCGCCAACAGAGCCGCCTCGACTGTACTCGTCTAGGTGGCGAAATATGCGGACGAGTGGGGGGATGGGCGACCCCACTATGGGAAGAACCTGGTCACGCAAATACGGCTTCGTGTCTCTTCCAATCCACAAAGATTTTGTGAAGACCCAACAAGCCAACCATAAGAATGACGTACTCAATCACCCCGGGACAGCGATACGTCAGACGCGACAGCAGCGGTATGTAGATATGGCGCGCGGGCGAGCGCATCATGCCAGCCGATACGCATCGAAGAGCGACCGCGGAACCAACTACAACACGCGCAACTTCATTCACGTGGATAGCGACGGGGTACTCCTGAACAATATTGATGCCCCAGGGCTTGGTATTGGACCAGAGGCTGGACTATTTCCCCCAGTCGTGGCCATCGCGCCGCTCATTTCCGCGGACATGACGGACCCGTTCCCCCAACAGGAGACGACCCATCCAGGTGTTCTCATGCCGTCGCCCATGCCGGTCGCCCAACCCGAGACACCAGCATACGGAACAACGACAAAATCGAGCATCCTTCTCGCCACGCCCGCGACCAACCCCGACGTGGTCGATGCCGTCACCCAGCGATATGTCTTCAAACTGACTGCCGAAAATAGCATTGCGACACGTGACAACGACGATAAGACACAGCAGTTGATCATGGAATCGATAGAGATGGGACATCAGTTAGACAAAAAGACCAACCTCTTTATTGACGAGAATATGGAGTATTACGTGTTGCGCGAAGACACTGGACGGCCTACATGGGACGAACCCAACTGGGTTCGACACTACCTGTCACCCGAACAAGCGATGGGATACTTCGGACGAGAGCGGGGCGATCCGATTATTCCAGGAATCGACCTCACCGTCTCCAAGTGGGCAGAGGCGTCCGATGGATATAAGTTTATCAGTCTGGTAGGTACCAGACAGTACTACTACGGTAACACTAGGACATCCAGTAATTTTCACGTAACCTACACTTCCTGAAAATGACAAATATTTTACATATTATTTGTCATTAGCCCTGCATAATTTATGGCGATCGCTGGCACGCGTCGAGGTTGGTGTACACGTCACCCGACATACACTTGGTCGAGTCCGAAACCGAGATGCAACTCCTGTATCCCTGATCTTCGCCGATGTAGCAGTACCCGGGACCAGACGACTTCGTGTCCGCGGGTTCAGGATTCTGGCTGGCCTGCTGTGTCTGTGCGGGCGCGTGGTCGAGTGCCTTCTGCATGCTGTTATCCGGATCGGCCTGCTCTGGGGTCGTTGACCCCGCGCTCGCGGCCGACGTGGCGTCGATTTTCTTCTTGTTCTGCTGGGACACGACTGCACCCTTGTTCCCAGCAGCGATCTCGTGCGGGACCGCCGCACCCGCCTTGACGGTGTCGCCGGCAACGTCGACCGCGCCCTTGGTGCCTGTGGTGGTATTATCGGTAAACTTGTTAACGAACCACGACAGATCTCCTGTCACGCGTTCGATAACAGGCATTACGCCCCCGGCCAGCATGTTGGTTCCCTCGCCTAAATAAGCGAACACATTGAACCCTACAATAGCGAGCGCGATGACCACGACAACACCAATGAAAATGGGTGATCGCAAGAACGATTCTTCTGCTGGCGCGCCAGTCGTGGATATATCAAAAGAGGAGGTGGCCGCGGGTATATCAAAAGTTGAGGGTTCCGGTGCTGCGAAGGACGCATCCATACTGCTAAGGGTATCCATGTTTCTATGTACTTTGCACACAAAATATATTGGCGTCTTTGCCGAACTCATGTTGGGTGGCTGTTGGCTCGCTGTGCCTTCTCGAAGAGAGAGATGGTTCGCATCTTGTCCTCCGAAGTGGTTACCGCTCTTACGGGCGCGCTCGGCTCCGCGGCCGCATCCGTGTCCGATTCGGCGCCCCGTACCTGCGCAAAGATCGCATCGATCTGCGCCACGGCGCAGTCGATGCGCGCCTTGTCGCGCACCATGGGGGTCTTCTCCACGCCCCCCGATGGACAAACGGTGAGCAATGCAACCCCGAAGTAGATGAGGCACTTGCGACGCGTGTTATGCACCTCGGTGTAGCGCAGCGCGAACATGCGGAAGAGCGCGCCCATCACCTTGGTCAAAACGGTGCTATGCCGCTCGCCGACCTCACGCTGGATGGCGTCCCATATGAGCCACACGATGTTCCTCTGGTGCTTTGCGTCCACGATGTCATGTGTGCGCCGCTGGATGAGGCAGGGTTGCTTTCTCTTTTTACAGAGCTTGGCGTAGTCCAGCAGCCACTCCACCCAGTAGTTGGCACGCATGGTGCTGGACACCTCGCGCGACAGGCAAAACTGCAACTCGTTCACGGTAACCAGAAGTTCCCGGGGATCCTCTGGCTGGATGATGCTCTCGGCGCGGGCGAAGTCGGGGGCAACCAGGTTGGTTTTCAGAACGACCAAATCAAAATCCTCGTCGGGGACGCTGGCGTACTGTAGAATGAACTTCTTGTCCGAAAGACAGAGCGTGATGGTAATCTCGCAGAACATGTGCCGAAATGCGGGGTCGTTGCGGAAGTCCAACTGCGCCTGCGCGCTCGCGGCGTTGTTCATGTTCTCCTTGAATTTGGTCAGTTTGCTCTCGAGGTAGATGGCCAGTTTGGGGTTGGCCACGTGTACGTGCTTTCCATAGAAGAGGAAGATGGTATCCCAAAGTTCGGCATAGTGTCCCGAGCAGATCAGTTCGGCTGTCCAGTAGCAGACACCTTCCACTTTAGCCGTGATCAGCGACTCCATCAGTTTCTTCATCGCCTGCACCGTCTTATATCCAGAGAACGTTATCTTGGCGAATGCTCCCATGGGGCGGTCATCATCAATGCGGTATGTAGCGGCCATTGGTATCATTGTTGTCGTCATGCGATATTTGCGATATGACAGGTATATGTACCTCTTGCCCAAAAAAAATAGCAGTACAATACATATTAGACATACATATCGTGAATGAGTTCTTCGACAAAACAAATGCACCCGTGGTATCACGGCATTCATAATCTGAGCACGTGGGGCAAGGTGTTCATCATCCTCGGACTCGCCCTGCTCCTCGTGCGATTATATCGCCGCCGCGCAGCGCAAACGGTATCTGAAGGGTTTACGGGCGCACCCAAGATCGTGGAGGGTCCGCAGATCTACGACGATTTCTACGCAGGCATCTACGACGACCTCACTTACTATCAGAAGAAGAATGAGTTCGAGATGGGAGCGATTAACAATAGTGCTAAGGTCGGAAAGGGAAGCGTCGCGCTCGATATTGGTTCGGGTACGGGACACCACGTGGCACAACTGAAGGAGATCGGCGCCGGTAACGCCATGGGAATCGACCGATCGCAGGCGATGGTAGACCTTGCCCAGAAGAAGTATCCGGGGAACAAATACGTGCTGGGCGACGCCATGCAGCGATCCATGTTTAGACAAAATACCTTTAGCCATATCACCCTCTTTTACTTCACGGTGTACTACTTCAAGGACAAGGCCGCGCTCTTCGCGAACTGTTTAGCATGGCTAAAGCCCGGTGGATCCATGATCGTACATATAGTGGATAGAGAGATGTTCGACCCCATCCTCCCACCGGCGAACCCTATTCTCATGGTCTCTCCACAACGGTACGCCAAGAAGCGCATCACGACGAGCAAGGTCACATTTGACAACTTCAAGTACGACGCTAATTTCGAGCTATCTGATGGCGGCGATGGGGCGACGTTTGTGGAGAAATTCACGGGGAAGGACGATGGAAAGATGTTTAGAAAGAACAAGCACGATATGTTCATGGAGGATGCGGGTACGATCGAAGCCGCTGCGATCCGGGCGGGATTTATCCTCAAAACCAAATTGGACATGGTTAAGGCGGAATATGAGTATCAGTATCTATACGTCTTCCAGAAGCCTGAATAACTAAATCGGTCGCCGCGTAATATTTTGTATACGTACTGTATAATGTCCGATCCAGCAACCGAAGAAGTCGAACCATACAGCAACAGCAACAGCTTCGGCGCAGTAGGTGGCCGTCGCCGCAGAAGCAGCAGACGCAGAAGTTCCATGAAGGGTGGCAAGAAGCACTCTAAGAAGCACTCTAGAAAGCACGCCAAGAAGAGCCGCAAGGGCACGAAAGGCCGCAAGGGCAAGAAGAGCCGCAAGAGCCGCAAGCACTAAATATATGAATATCCCATTTAGCGTATTCATCCGAGCGCATTGACCCAGCGAATGCAGGTCGCGTATATCGGTTCAATGCATGCATTTCACATACTGTGAAATGCATACAATCATCCAAATATCGTTCCACGTTAGAGTGTGACCACCAATTGTCTCTCTTCAGTACAGTTATTAACTCCCTCAATTGATCCATCGACATGGACTGGGAATATTTCACACCCTACACCGAGTATCTTGTGTACGCGATTCCCGTCGCAGCGGTCGTACTCGTTCTCTCTTGGATCGTCATTAAAGTCCGGTACAAGTTTTGGGCGACGCAACCAGTGTTCCACGTGTATGACCTCAAGTACTACCTCTCACCGCCAGGCATCATCCGCCTGGCCCTGCCTGAGAAAAATCGGTTCTTCCACCCCGACATCCGCTTTAGCGAGATCGACGGGACCAGTTCCCAGCCCGCGTTCTGCGCCTTCATCCGCAGATGCTACATGCGCAACGGTGCGAATAAGTATGTACCCGATACGACACACATCATGCCATATTTTGGCGGACACTCACAAAAATGTAACCTCAGCGTGCTAGAGACCACCGAGAGCCTGGCGGACGCTAAAAGCCAGAGGGTCGTACAGCGCCCCAAGGTGGTATCGTGTATGACCACCCGTCCGATGGACTGCGAACTCGAAGATCCCCGGGGCGATCGTGAGGCATTCGCGTGCAACTACGTGGACTACCTGTGCGTGGACGGAAGCAAACGTGGCGCAGGACTCGCGGCACAGGCCATCTACACCCACGAATACCACAACCGGCGCCGCACTGGCATGCCCATCGTGTCCGTCTTCAAGCGTGAAGGCGCGATCACGGGCATCGTACCCATCTGTGCGTACCAGATGGAGGGATTCGACATGCGCGCCTGGCGCCCCATGCCGCCGCTGCCCGCGAACGCGGGGAAGATCGTGCGCTGCACGCCCGCGACTCTGTATTTGGCCACTGACTTCCTGCGCCGCCGCGCGAAGACCGACTTCGGGCTGTACCTGGGTGTGGGCGACGGCAACCTCGCCGAACTCATGCGCACCGAGAACGTGTACCTGTACCTCTACGTGAGTACGCACGGTGCGATCGCGAGCGCCTACTTCTTCCGCCACACATGTACCTGGCTCAGCGAGGGTGAGCAGGTGCTCGCCTGCTTCGCCTCCGTGCGCGGCGATACGGACGACGCGCGCTTCGTACACGCATTCAAGTCTGCGGTCACCCACCTCATGCGCACCGAGGGCAAGCGCCACGGATACACGCTACTCCTGGTGGAAAACCTCGCGAATAATGACGTGATCGTTGCGAGCCTCAGGGAGCGCACCGCGGCCAGTTTCCGCGAACCCGCCGCCTACTTCTTCTACAACTTCGCGTACCGCACCTTCCCCGCGAACCGGTGCCTCATCATTAATTGACCCCGATACTTTTTGTATCACTGCGTATCATGCCGTGGTGTCACGGTATGATAATACAAGTTATCCCATTTATATTCTATGGTTGATTTTGGTCTTATTGCTACATGATGCTGTTCAACCTGTTTCTAGCGTTCTAGCGCGTATACTTGCCCAAACGAGTGAAGGAGTCCACAATGAAAATAACGAACACGCCCAGGAGGAAATAGAGAATGACCTCCTCGGTGACGTGCGACGTCTTATCGTCCTGCTGCTCCTCCAGAAGGTGGATCACGTGGTTCAGTTTGTCTAAAATGGGGTCGCCCGTCCTGGTATTAGCACTAGCACCAGCGCCAGCACTTCCCTGAGTACCCATAGGTCCAGTGAGTTGGTCCGACTCCACTCCCGCCCCATACATCTGCGAATAATCGGGCATAAATTGGCGGTACTTGTCCATATCGGGCGTGTTTCCCGAGTAGGGCTGCGACGAGTGGCTGTCCCCGTTGTCCATCAGATAGGTGTTCCCCAGAGGATCGGTGGCTGTTTCCTCTCCGCTGCGCATTGATGTAGGTGGGTCGATGGGGGTGAACTCACCCAGCTCTTCGTCGGTCGAGGGCGAGGCCTCGTGGATGTTCATGAGTACGTTGTTAATGTTATCGGCCGATATCTTGGACACCCCCTTCTCCCCGCGGTTCTTCACTGTCCGATTATTGCTGTTCTTCCGACGCAGCACATTACCGCCCTTCAAAGGAACAGTCGGCTCGTCGGCGTCAAATGGGGCTGCATTCATGGCTAAAGACATTCTCTTACTAAAAATTAAGATAATAAAATCGTCCGCCGACGGCGTTGTGTCCTACATTCATAAAAACCTGCATTACTGGGCAGTGAAGGCGGGCGTTTTCGCGCTTCCGTTAGAGAGGGTCTTCGCCTTCTCTAAAACCTTGAGCGCCGCCTGAAGTTCCTCCTCGGAAATGATGCCGTCGTTGTTCGTGTCGATCGCCGTGTTGATCATGCGGTACTTCTCTGGAACCACACAAAATCTACTTTCCTCGTTAAACAAGTGTTCAGAGAGAACTGTGAAGACTGCCGTCAAAACAAGGGATATGTAAATGTCGCGCGTACCAATCCACGCCATGGAAAAGATGAAAAGTTGCTTGCTCACACCATGCTTAAGGTACTCTTGTGTGGAGTTGCTAAAATTAACACTCACCACCTTGGCGCCCAGATTCAACATGATCATCACCATACCTGCAAAATACTTGCTGTTGTTCAGACTGCCGACGTTCTCATGCACAATTGATATCAACCGTGTCAAATGACCTGTCACCGTCCCCATTTTAAGTTTGTTACCAATGGATGCTGCGCCACCACCAAATAAACCCGTCGATATAATTGCAGCGGTATCCCTGGTGGTCGTCTGATTTGATTTCGTCTTTGGTGCCATTGTACTGTGTACTAGAGTACCAAAAAAAATGTAACTACGATCATTCACCCTCACTATCGTCGTTGTCACTCTTGCGACCTAAACCGGCAAGGCTTAATATTCCGCCCATCTGTCGAGGCGTGAAACTCTCAAACCCACTCACCACTTCACCCGCCTTTCGCGCAGCACGGTTTTTAGTCGCCCGGGCAGCCTCCGTCATTCCCTTGAGTGTGAGCCCTTCTACCGTGTTGGGCGTGTGCAGGATCGCCATCGCGCGTTGCCCAACCATACCCGAAACAATGGCGAAGAGCGTGATGAGGAGCAGGAATATTGCGTTGTACATATTTGACCGTTCTTTTGCCATTCTAGTGCTCTATTAGGGTACGCTACGATAAAAATCGGCGCCAAAAGTCACCGCCGTTTTATTATATGTGTCTACAGTACCTACAATAAGATACAATAAGAACTGCAACTATGACAGATCGCAATCTTGTTGCAACAATTAGAATCATTACACATGGACGCACAAGCGCGTTTGACCTCACCGACAGCGTAAAAAAGACCTTTCGGAATACCAGAATATATGAATTGGCTAGTCAGTGTGGTCCCGGGGGAACTCATCCGTTTATGTACCGCACAGACACTATTGGACGCACTAACAGATATTTTCAAAAGGATATTGTAGGAACCACGTCAGATGTTCTTAACACATATGCTAACGAAACTAAATCAATGTATAAACATTTAGAACCAGACCTTGGTTGCGATATATATGACCCTATACCATTTGACAAGACCCTTGCGGTTGTGGAAACCGATGTCCCGGGCATAGGGGGGTTAGAGATGGGTATATATCTGGTCTCCATTCATGAACGAGATATAGAAAGCGGGAAAGCAACCCTCGTGTACCCGCTTGAAGGTCATGAAAATAAAGAAATCGACCTTCGAAAAATATCAGACATAGAAACGCTAGGCGAGTATATTAACAATCCTCTCATAGGCAACATCGTGGCCGATTTACGAGATACAAGAAATAAGATGGTACTCGAGAGACGTGTCACGCCTAGGGCATACGCAGTCTCACGCCTCTTGTTGGGTCCGGAAATAGAACCGGGTATCGACTTGCATGCCAGGTTCGGAGCAGATCCAACATATTCGCCCTATATCGTCGACGATAAGTTCTCTATGATACGGATGAGTGAATTAACAGATATAGTGAAAAAGGTTTTGGGAGAGACCACGAGTATCAATTTCCTAGACTACTCGTGTGCTCCCCCGCGCATAGGAATGCCATCGGAGGAAATCAAACGGGGAATCCAAAAACAACCCACGCCACCATATAATAGGTTTGGTGGCCGACGACGTAAAAAGAAGAGTACACGAACAAAAACACGTAGAACCCCACGCACGTCAAAAAGAACGAGGAAGCGCAATCACCGTAAATCGAGGGGTAGAAAATAATCCGCTACGAACTTATAACACATATTCTACAACGTTGAATATGTATTACATTATACTATGTTGTCATCTACCGTAGATGCGTCACTAGTTCCTTGGTCTCTTCGTCGAGAGAACACCCACCCTCAATAATATGGTGGTATGTGTCGGATAATACCCATCCATTGATCTCCATCACCTCTGGGAAGAAGTCGTCATCGTCAAAATCCTGGTTGGAAATAATCCCGGTCTCGTTGATATAATCGCAAACGCAGTACCCAGGGATAGCCCGGAGGTGTTTGATCTCGTTGATCTCGTCATCAGAATATACGTGTTCGTTCATTAATTTTATTCCATATTTCCACGGATCTGACAAAGATATTGGCACCATGTTGTATTCGCTGAATTGGATATGGGACGTTTGTAAGACATACACCCTTTCTGGTATTGTTAGGGTTGCCGCGACCTCACACCACCGGTAGTAGGTGGACTGCTGCAACGTGACTGTCTTACCTGTCGAAATACGTATTGTCCAATTTTCCTCTTTGAGTACCTTGTTCTCGATGCGGGGGACGAGTAAATAGGTGTGACAATACTCATCCTCTTCTTCTCTCGCATAGTCGCTATAGTCGCTATCGTATTCGTATTCGTAATCGTAATCGCCATCTTCCTCGCTATCGAGATGGATATCAATCATTAGGGGGCTGACGGTACGGACGACGGTGGGATCGATAATATCGATAGACACGGTGCGCACAATGTTGGCAGGAGTGTTGGGGGTGAGGTCGGGGTCGGTTTCATATTCAAAGGATGACATGGTTGTTCAGCCAAATGATGGGTATATACTAAACTACTCGCGAACGGTTAATATCAATTTTATATATATTATTTACTTCTTCTCCTTCTGTTCCTTCCACCTAAACTCAGGGATGCATCTAGATTCAGAGTATGGTCGTCGGTATCACCCTCCAAGTCAATCGACCCAATCGATCCATTTGAGGTATCATACTCGTAACCATCACCAATCGGTCCAATCGATCCAATCGATCCATTTGATGTATCATACTCGTAACCATCACCAATCGTTCCAATCGATCCAATCGATCCAATCGATCCATTTGATGTATCATACTCGTAACTATCGCCAATCGTTCCAATCGACTCGTCCGGTTCCTCCGATGCAAAGGAGTCGTCTAACAGTCCCATTTCCAACTCGTGTACTTCGTTCGCGAGGGCTATTGGTCCAATATTGGCATGAAATGGTTCATTTGGATCAACTGAAATGGATTCCTCATCTGTCTTCCCTTCATTGTACGAACTATCAGGTGTATCCGCGCCCGCTCTTTTTCGGCTTCGTCTGTTTTTTTTTGCCTTTCGTGTTTTTCTTTTGGACTTCTTGGATTTTCTCGTTTTTCGTTTTCCACCCAAGTACTTACCAATGCGTTGGGATAAATGAGGTTCTACATTTTTGTTAGTTGTATCGCGCATCTTAGCGGTAATTTCTGGTACCATTGTTCTTTCTCTCTGGAGTTGTTCTTTCATATCTCGCATATATTGATACTCATCACCTTCTGGAATTGTTACTCCAGCTCTTATAAATATATTCACAACCCCAACCTTCCAGCCTTGATGTGCTATTTGGAAAGCTGACCGGCCATTATTATTTCTCATATTCATATCAGCCCCATTTTTAAGTAGCATTGTCACGACTTCTGCACATCCATACCAACTTGCATTTATGAGAGCCGTATTGCCCTGCAAATTTACCGCATTCACATCAACATTATTATTCAATAGTATTTCTATGATATCTATGTGTCCATTTCTGCTTGCCCCCATAAGAACCGAGTTGCCAATATTATTCTTCGCATTTATATCCTCTCCCTTCTCTAATAGCATTCTCACTATTTCCGTATGCCCCTCAGAACTTGCTTTGTAGAGCGCCGTATTTCCATAAATAGTCGTCGCATCCACAATAATATCATCCCTCTTCAGTAGTATTGCCACTATTTCTGTGTGTCCATCACTACTTGCCCAAATGAGAGCCGTATTGCCATGAGTATTACTTTTATTCACATCGGCACCTTTCTCTAGTAGTTTTATCACAATATCTATATTCCCCTTTCCAACTGCCCAAATGAGAGCCGTATTGCCCTGATTATCCGATGTATTCACATAGGAACCATTCTTCAATAGAATTGGCACGACATCTGTATGTTCATTTATACTTGCCCACATGATAGCTGTCATGCCCGCCTGATCTATCCCATTCACATTAGCCCCCTCGCGAAATGCTTTCTTAATCATATCTATATTTCCTTGCTTTGCTGCGTTTATAAGTTCATCGGTGAGAGCCCCTCCTCTCTGTCGTTTCGAACGCGTTTTTCTTTTGGACTTCTTGGATTTCGCGGCCTTCCTACGATGCGTTCGTGTGTGTGCCATTACTATATATTTCGATAAAAAATATATAGTCATGGATACAAGGTATCAATATCAATATCTGCTAGATTAGAGTTGTATACACAACTCACTCTTTGCGCGGCGTGGGGTAGTAGGTTTTTCCCGTGATCTCCGACCAACTGCGACGCATGTCTTGTCTTGACGACTCGCATGCGTAGCCGACCTTGTCTCCAACACCGATCCCTTCGTCTCCTGGTGCCAAAATAAGATGCACGTCCACCTTGAAACTCAAACTCGAGCTGTCGTCGTTCATGATGCGCATAACGTGTTCGCTGAGGACGGTTGTCGGGTCCATCGCGATCGCGGTGGGGTTTATGGTGTTCATGGTGTTCATTAGGGGTGATCCGGACGCGTCGGTGGTTGTGAACCGGTTCGCATCGCGTCCGACTGGCGCCGCGCCGCCGCGCATACTCCTGTCCCCGCCTCCAATAAAAGGAACCTCAGACACAACCTCAAACTCAGTAAACATGAGGTCATCGTCGATATACTCCATGTCATATTTGTTTTTATTACGTGGGTCATTGTCAATATTATCAGTGATAAATTTGATGTTACCATTTCTGGAAACAGTTTTCGAATGCTCGCGCAAGAACTTTTTCGCTATATTTTCAGGGAGGCCGTAATTATTTACCAAGGTATCGATATGTTCTTGTTCGATAATATACTTCTGTGTTAGATTAATCTCGTAAAAACTATGATAATTACGAACATAATTATGAAGAGGTCTCAAGTAACTCAATGTTGTTCCAATCTGGAAAGGAAACACAGTTCGAAAATTATATAGAAAATTGTGTAATATCAACTGATTAGTTACATTGACCGGTTCTCCTTGTTTAATTTCGACACTATTCTCAAAATCGACGTCTTCATATTTATGATTGTTATTATTCATATATTTATCAATATTAATCACCTCCGTTTGATCTTCAGGGGTAGAATCATTGGTCATCTGCTCGATTAGTTGGTCTATATAGGTAAATTCTGTTAAAAATAGGTGATATGTGAGGTAGATTTCACGCATGATTTCGTCATCTGTTTGCATAGGTTTTTGTTTATAGTTGTCGTTTGTTATCTGATAACTGTTACTGTCACTCGTTCCGAATTTTTCTTTTATTATGCCATATGGTATCCAATGTTTTCCATCAATACAAACGGGTGTCGTATTTACCATAGAATCAAGAGAGTCATTTTGTTCTACTCTCGGAATGTGTTTGTCCATTTCTATGAGAGTTTCCTGATTAATAGGCCCCTTTATTTGTTTGCGGTTTTCTATGCCATGAATGTAAAAAATCTTATCACCGTTACCAAGTGAATTAGACATCAGTGTATTATAGCCTTGATACAATAACATAATCATATAGATAGGCATATTAGTTATTTCATCGAAAATAATACCCTTCTTCTGTTGGGCGGGGTTACCTATATTTATATCCGGTATGCGATGCCTATCGAATATTACATCTTTATCCTTTCCATCTGTAGAACCTCCTATCAAACTATGTGTTCGTCGTGTTCCTCCTGATCGTCGGGTTCCCCCTGTTCGTCGTGCTCGTCGTGTTCGTCGTGATCCGCCGGTCGCAATTAAATCCGTAGATGAACCCTTTGTGGACGAATTGAATACAATCAAATCATAGTGGGATGTGCCGTTATATAATATAAACACTGATTTATTTACATTGACATTAGTTGATCTATTAACACGGGTCGCAAAACTCGTTGTGGTTTTAGTAATGCTAGTAGCATCATTGATTTTTTTGGTAAAAGGTTGAGTGGTGTTCGTGGTAGCCTGAATAATAACGGGCAGCATGTCGAATACTTGGGGAATAAATGCAATATCATTCTCTGATGCCCAAGTATCGGACTGCATATACTTATCATATGCGTCGCTTTCATTTTGGATGCATGTAAATATTGGATTGGAGTTGAAATGCTCCAAGAGTCCATCTATAGTCTTGATGTGGTCGAAGGGGAGTATAGTAAACCATTCTCCTAGCATCTCGCTTATCATTTTCGCCATATCCGATATTGCAGTTTCTATTCTAGAAATTATTATAACTATCTCCATATCAGCATCAGCAGCATCAGCAGCATCAGCAGGGGCGTTTATTATATCTATTACCGTTAAGAGCAGTTGAGCATTCCATCCTCCATCCCCCGGGGCGGGTAGAGATGAGAAATGATCATGCATAAATATACCAAACTGCTCTTTCGTCACCGGGTCGTTGGGTTGTGTATCCATTTTATTTAGCATATCAGCAGCCCGTTGGGATAACTCAGGTGTATTACCATTTATGTAAAGTTCTGTACGCAGCAATTTCACTAACATAAGATCAGGGTGATTACAAAACTCGTTAATAATTGCAGCCCGTACAATTTTTGGTGTAAACTTATTGACTGTTATGGGGGGGATAGTATTATTGAATGTAAACGTATAGTTATTAATATAGTTCTTCTTACTATCACGCTTTTCATTATACATATTTAACGCCGTTGCGATACAACTAAAAAAACAATCCCCGTCGCCTGGTACGATGAGCGTTTTAATAGTACGAGAACCATCCGGATCCATACTATTTTTGTAATTTAGTTTATTAAATACCATATCGTCATTTTTCTTTTGGCCTTTTTTTGTTTTTTTTCCTTCCATCTTCTGTATTTGCCCTGGCTTTGTGCTTGCAATCCTGAATAAGTTCGGTATATCACTTTTGATGGCAGAAGTATTAAGTGCATCCAACATGTTAAAATAATTGGGGGATGCAGCAATATGACTACTGATATATCTAGCAGCTTTAGTATCCTCTTTATGATCGTCCAATATCTTATTCATTTTAACGATATCGTCAGGACGGTCGCCTATTTTTTCTGTAAGGGTCTTCCGCATTTCGTTTATATCATCGTCATTGATCAATATTTTAGTTGATTTAATATCATTATCTTTCAGAATGGTTAGCAACTCGGCTTTTCTCAAATGACTGAGACCTATTTGTATGTTGTGTTTTGGTAATTTAGTGTGTACAGTCTTGTCCCCTATTGCAAGGGTGTCTGTTTTTTCTTGTGGAACACCTTTGTCATCCAGCACAGTAGTAGTTAATTTATAACTATGTCTGGGACCATTTATGAAAAAATCTTGCAATTGCTGATTTAATATTGCATTATTTCGTATGGCAGGAGGGGTCTTAATAATAGTGTTGACTATACGCGTCAAATGTTCATTTGGATGACCCCCAACTCCAACGGGTTTCGGAATATAAGGCATAGTTGGAATACGTGGCTGACCCGGTATCGGGTATAGGTGGCGGCCTACTGGAGTCTTCTCTATTTTATTCGACGCCGGTATTAGAGCCGTCGAAGAGGACGGGATGGGATACGGCATGATCATTTTAGATACGGGTAACATTTTAGGTAGGGGCATAGGTATAGGTAGGTTCAAATCTTCATCTTCTTCATCTTCACCTTTGTCGGATCCTTTCACAAACTTATACTCCACTGGAATGACTTCCGCGGTTGATATTCCATCACCCACCTTCAGGACATCAGCCATCGCCTGCATCTCGCTCACGGCATTCTTCTCCTGTATATGGATCATTTGTGCGTCCATGATGGTTCCGACAGTGAGGTCAGGCTCGATCGCGTCACTCGGACCAAGACGCCACTTCGTTTCATCAAAACTGGAACTGTAAATAGTATATGGTTCAGACCCCAAATATACCACTGTTCCAGGAGCGAATAGCGACTCAAGTGTTAATTTAATATTGTGGTCAAGGATGTGCGACTTCACCGACCTCTTGAATGATATGTCGGGGATACCTGTGGAAGATTCAGTGGCCGCTCTACTGTTGAGTGTGTAAAAGAGACCATAATCGAAGAACTGTTGCTTACGATCCTCTTCAGGCGCGGCGTTGATAGCAGATCTAGACAGTTTCACTGTCGGATTGACCCGAATGACCTTGTCAGTCTTGCTTTTGGGAATCCCAAACATGGACGGCGACATGCGCATGTTTTGGAAGCCAGGAACCGTTGTATACACTGAACCCCCCAGTCTCACTGGGACGGGGCGACCGTCGTCTTTTTCGTCTTTTTCGTCTTCTTCACCTAGTTCATCATTCTCTGGAACCGGATCGTCGGGGGTTCCGGCCCAAATATGCTTCATCATACCGTGGTACAATCGGGGATTGGCAATCTCGATTGTCTTTTTCATGGACGGGTCTGGGTCTAGCCATAACAACGCGTCTTCGCGGTGTATCGTATATGGGACGGATTTTGTGTCTGGTTTATTATGCACGCCAGAAAACTCCAAGTACACCGCTATGGGATAATGACCACGACGAAATGTACTTGAAAAATGAAAATGTAATACCTTCGCCGACATGTGATAGATATAACCCGCTTCTTGGTTGGCTAACATGATTGACTGGAAGCCTTCCAATTTGGACATCATCTCGGGTACATATGGCATTGTCTTCTTCGATCTCAAAACCCCATTGGTGTTTTTGTCAAAAAATGCGTATGTTTTCGCACGCATCGCGTCGTCAAATGTGGCGGTATGCGGAGAATTATCCGAATATGACGGGTCGGACGACTTATATCCAATCCCCCATGTCCCCATGCGTTCCAAATCAACTTTAGGAGGTGCATTGTCCTTACCAATTGGCGATATATACTTTTCCATCATTTCCTTCTTTGTTGCGGAAAATATGTTTTTTGATATATCTGCTTTCGATAGGGTGATTCTATCTATAGCACCGTTCACGTAGGGAGCATTTAGTTGTTCAGTCGAACTACTCTCCGGGGTGGGGGTGGTATAATTTACTATCTCATCTGGGTTATCAATCGTTTCGAGAGATGACAATGATACGAACTTATATAAGGTGCCGTACATGTCTTTATTATCACATATCTGCAGTGATGGCATGTCCGTCGGGGGGGATGTCCCGAAATCCTTTGTTGTAACACCTGATATAACGGGGTCATTGCATGGGATCGACCCATTAATTGACGAGTACGTCTTCGCATGATTGTTTTGAGACGTTGTATGTAAATACAAAAACACCGAACTAAATAGGTCATTGTATATCTTATTCGGAACTTTGATGTCGTTCGCATTTGGGATAGGGGTGTTGTGCTTCTCAAATATGGTGAAATTATACTTATCCATTGTTTCGTTCAGTAATTCGTTAATGATGTTAGAAAACAAATCTGGAAAATTTGGGTCAGTTTTATCCACTAAACCAGTAATGTCAAGGTCTTCCCCCCTGTTATTATTTTGTATATAAGTTTCAAAAACCATATTGTATAGATATACTACCTCGTGCATAACATTGTCCACCGTTAATGTGTCGACGGGGTCGGAAGAGGAACCTATTATATTTGCAGTGGTTTGCGGTAATCCCGTATCAGATACTACCCCTGAGGTGGAACCCATATTCGTCGAAATATCAGTTTCCTTGCCACCATCAGTCACAGGAACTGCTGTGGGAATGAATGTATTGGAAAGACTCGCAATCACTCGCCCGTTTGGTTGTCTAGTAATCTGGATGTTAGAGACATGTCTATCTATAATAGGTTGAGATGGAGATGGAGTAGGAGGACGAAGAAGGTCGTCGAACATCCGATACAAGCAAATATCCCATATTTTCGGACTGAGTTTATCGCCAAATAAGAAGTACGGGTCTTCACCCCATTTTTTCTTGGTGCCTGACGTATAGCTACCATACACCGACCCAACCAGGTGGTTCGCATCACTATACTTATAGTTGTCGTCTCCGTCCACCCTAGAACCTTTCATAAAATAATAAGTACACCCCTTTTTTACAAACAACTCCGTGGACATCTCTTTAATCACATTTGGAAGGGTTCTTTTTTTGTATAAGTTCGTAAGAATATTAATATCGTCTGTAAGGTTAGTCACATATTCAGGATTAAATGTAATACACATATCCCACATCGATGTCGTCGTCTTCCAGGTATTACTATTTCCAGTCGTTCGAATCATGGACTTGTTCAGATTAGGGTCTTCCTCACCGGTATTGTATTTAACACCGAACGTGCCGTTGTTGTTAACCTTATCGATGACACCATCAAGCAGTTTCCCACGACCATGGATATTGGATTGGATCTTACTGCCTACTTTCAGTTCATCAACAATATGATCGTCAAATGAGACGGTATTGGCAACATTATAATTATCATGATAATTCGAATAAGGACCTGATATATCTCCTACGTCTCCTATATTTTGTTGTAAAAGTTTATGCATATTAAACATCGTGTCCCGCGCCTTTCCGGGCGTGTTGATAATAGCACTTTTTGACATGATGTCGTAGATATACTTACGTGTAGATGGCTTAAGCCGACCATCTGTATCGTAGATAATCCAGTAATAGTACGTGGGCAACATAGCCTCAACCACTTGCCTAATCGGTCCATTTCGCATTTTCACCATGGTACGCAACCCTGAACGACGTATTTTATTTAAAGTATTTCCCGCTGCACGTGTTATGTCATATGATGATTGGTCAGGTTCTTCTGAAGACAATGGCCCATGATCTTTTATTTCGATCATTTTTTGTGCCCATACAATGAACGACTGGCGCGTGACATTGTTTAAGAATTGGTGCATCTGTTTGTATGGTATAGAATTTACAATACTGACGTCAGATGGAGCCATGATCATTTTAATTCGAGAAACAGCTTTACATTCATGTAATAATCCACACATAAACCCATCGTACATAACATAGTTGCGCATCCATTTATATATCATGCTATCGGGGCCATAAAACATATTTTTACAAACCTCGTCCAGTATTTGGTCAGTATATTCACTGATATTAGGATCGCTGATCATCCACCATTTAAACTCAATAATGAGGAGTTCTTTGGTTGTGTCATCTGCATCATTTTCTAGTAGAGCATCAAGCGTATCATATGTATGGGGTATTTTAGTATTCTTTCCAAGAAATTGGCTTATCGCCTTATCAATATTTGATTTCCGATTAAGATATGTTTCACTTATCTTGGCCGGGTGCTTAGCGTTTATGTATTCATACAAGGGGGTAATGATAGAGTCGACCCAGTCATCTTGCCAATTGTTTTTATTATTTAGATCAACAATGAGCGGGTAGAAAGTATTGAAATTATTTATATTGTGTAAGTCTTGGTTAAAAAATGGGATATTGCGGTAGTATGCATCGAGATCCAATACTTTATTTGTAGCAGGCTCAATGACGACAAAATCGTCTTCATCTGACTCATCATCTTCGTTAAAATCAGAGGCGTCCGATTCATAAGTATTAAATACGGAAGGGTTGTTCCATCTCCTGTGAATAAACTCTATACCTTGTGTGGCATCCATATCTTTGGCGACCTGAGCAGGGTCCATCTGTTTTTTAGTTTTATTACCCCATATTTCAAAATGTTCGTTAGCCACATTATCTAATATTGCAGACTCTACCTTCATCTTATGCACCCAGATACGTCGCTTCTCACGATCCGATTTCATGTTGGATCTAGACTTGGTGACATTGAGAACCTCTGGATCCGAGTCCGCGTCCGAGTCTGAGTCCGAGTCCGAGTCTCCAGAACTATCATCGCCGGAACTATCATCGCCGGAACTATCGTCTCCGGAACTGTCGTCTCCGGAACTATCGTCTCCGGAACTGTCGTCTCCGGAACTGTCGTCTCCGGAACTATCGTCTCCGGAACTGTCGTCTCCGGAACTGTCGTCTCCGGAACCGTCGTCACCAGAACCGTCACCCGCACCTAGCGCCGCCTCTAACTTCGCAATATTATCCTCATCCACCCTCATCAATAACTTCGTAACCTTGTCCATATTCTTCGCCGCTATCGCCGCCGCTAGCGCCGCTGATATCTTCTCAACGTTTTCTTTATTCACCGGGTCTTTCAGCAGCCAGGAGCTCGCCAAGAATAATTGTACCGTCTCATCTATAGTATCTCCCCCATTCACCATATCAAACGCTACTTCCGCTGAGTTTTTCGCATTCGCCTTCAGCACTTTCTGCGCCCTTTCCTCCGCGGCTCTCTTTTTGTCTTCCACCGCGTCATCTTTCTTCTTCTTTGCCGCCGCGTCATCCTCCGCCTTCTTCTTCGCCGCCGCGTCATCCTTCACCTTCTTCTTCGCCACCGCGTCATCCTCCGCCGTCTTCTTTGCCGCCGCGTCATCCTCCGCCTTCTTCTTCGCCACCGCGTCATCCTCCACCTTCTTCTTTGCCGCCGCGGCATCCTCCGCCTTCTTCTTTGCCACCGCGTCATCCTTCACCTTCTTCGCCGCCGCGTCATCCTCCGCCTTCTTCGCCGCCGCGTCTGCTTTCTTCTGTTCTCTATCGGCATTCGCCGCTGCTGTTTTCCGAACTCTCTCGGCCTTCGCCGCTGCTGTCTTCTCTGCATTTGCTTCCTTCTCGTTTTGTAACTCTTCCGCCGCCAATGGTATTAAAAGATCATACGCATCCTGTGCGTTTTTCCTTTTTTGTTCATTTTCTGCATGAGACGCCGCTGCGTTATCAAGGTGTGTTGTTGCTGTTGTCACTTCACCCTGGATACGCACTTGTGCATTGGATGCAGATTGTCTCGCGTTAGCAGTAGTCGCGTTGGCATGTTTTGCTTGGGCTGCAGTAAATGATTTTTGTTTCGTGGTTAGGGTTGCCTGCCTCGATTTCACACGATTTTGGGTAGTTGTTTCTTCCCTTATTGCAGTATTCAGTCTTCTTAGAGCCTGTTTCATTTCATCATTTTTGGGACCGCCGCCGCGGCTACAACGCATAGTCTTGCGTCCGCCTCCTCGAGGTTTTCCACCGGACGGTCTAGCCTTCCTTTGTGTTATTTTATTCGTCATGACAGTATATAGTATAATGTCATAATATTACTTTTGGGAATGATAACCGCATCGCTCAGGATAATCAATTAATCGCTAAACATGATATCACAGTGGAACATCTCGTCGAAGACGCGTTTCAGATGGGTATTCGGGTCGCCCAATGTTAAATGAGAAACCATACTCATACACATGGATACTGCCACTTCAAGTTTAACCAGTCCATCTGTCGTCCTAATATCGTGCTTTTTGACAAACTCTGATGAAAGGTTATCACTAATTCCCTTAAATATTTTGTAAAAATGTACCTGATCTAAGAGCGCTCCTTCCTGAAACACGGAACGAGCAACACTACCAGTGGTCTTCATAATCTCGTCAGCCTTCTCATCTGTCAATAGTTCCATCATGTTCGAGGGATGTATAAAATTGTCCAGATATGCCCGCGATATACTTGCATTCATCTCCGGGTTCTGCTGGTGTTCGAATATGTAAAACAGCGTCTCTGTGATAGTTTTCGGAAAATGCATTACAATACCGAAATCGATGATGCCCAACTGGTACCTAGGAATCTCCATTGCGTTGTCCATTTCGGTTCGCGGTCCGTTATCGATAAAGAGCACGTTTCCAGTGTGTAGATCTCCGTGAAACTTGTTGTAAACCATCGAACTCGCGAAAAAGTATTTGATTACCAGATCCCGATATTGATCTTTGTCGAAGTTCGATACATCATTCATGTGAACACCAGGCAAATGTTCCATGATAATCGCCCGTCCAGAAAGGCCATCGCACTTATATATCTTGGGGATGCGAACATATTCCAGTCCCTCCAAGTCATTGTATGCCTCCACTGTGTTCGCCTCTTCTTTTACAAAGTCCAATTGCTCTCGGAGAAGCTCAAGATGGCGTGAAACAACATCGACCACGTCGAGACTGGACCACAATCTGAACGCCATAGAAAATAAATATAACAACCCCATCATGTTGTCGATGCTTTCATTGACCCGGTAATCGATATTTTTTCGCTTTACCTTCATTACATATTTTTCCCCAGTCTTCTTATTTTGCAATGCATACACGAGAGAGATCATCCCCGAACGAATGGGTTGTCCCGATCTATCGGTGAACGTAAATGGTGTATCGGTAATCATTCGCATCGAGACGTTGTAATCGATATCCGATGTATCATAAGGGACGTTATCCGAATATTGGGTGATCTGGTCATGCGTATTTTTATCGATAAAGTTTCCATTGAACGATATGGCTTGGAGAACCTTGACAAATATGACATCGGTCTTCGCCATTTCAACAAACATATCGACGAGAAATGAGGACTTATCGTCAGGAGTGTTCGAGGCAGTGCAATAAGACAATATATACTGAAAAATGCATGATACCACTACAGAACTGATACGATAATAGAAGTGAGTACGAGTATATATAGTATTTGCATGAAATAAACAGGTCGCGCCTATACTGCCTAATCCTATGCCAATAAGATAATCCGACATTGTAAGCATGTTTATTACTTATGGCATCGTTTCTATAAACTCTTTTACCCGAGTAAACATTCTCTTAAATATCATAGTCGTCATCCGCTCTCGCTGTATCATCATTGCACGTCCTTCGTCGTCGGTCAAAAAGGATATTACCACTGATGCCATGCATGGCCCTGGGAACTCGACGCTTATATCCATTTTAGAGATGGGTATAGGTTTGGGTGGACGTATTGTGGAAGGGAGTGTGGCTATAAAGTCGGGCGAATCACGTTGTACGCTTGACGAATATTGCATCAGGTTGTCGCCTAGTTCGAGGCGCATATTCATATTTAGATAATATTGTGGCATACCACAATCTTTAAACAGGTGGTAAAAAAGTATTTGTATGTGCGCTTCCCCCACGTCGCCTATTTTCTCAACAGGGGTGAGTGTCCTTGTGTGGTTTTGTTCAATAATGTCCTCTTTATTTACTAGACATAACAGGTTGATAATATCAAAATTAAAAAGTTTTGACAAGTCAGGGTGGTTTTTGTTATGAATGACGAACCGTAGTTCAAATCCACCGGATTCTGGGGAATGGGTTACTTGCATGGTGATATAATATGCATTTACATATTGTATTTATACCTTTGGACACATATCTATACTATACATTTATCAGTAACAATTATGTAGACCTACTATATACGCTCGCCACAGACATGTCTTTGCTAACTCCCGACACAGACACTGGCGATTTATATGCATCCGTCTCCTCAAATCGCATAGACCAACCCCAACCCGAAGACAGTACTTCCAAGAAGGCAACGACGCCTCCAACCACATCCGCGCACTCTATTCGAATGGTCGTGATCCAGGGTATTTTTCTTTTAATACTCGCAGTATCGGGAAATTTCGTGGCAGAGACCATGAGTTGCCAGGCGCAAAAGGTTCTGTCTGAGAACATGTATGTAAAGCACGGGATTATCGTCATGATCACTTACTTTTCTCTAGGATTCGCGTCAGGCGAAGCAAATATATCCCCCGTGGAACTTTTCAAACAAGCAGTCTCCATCTGGGCATTCTTCCTAATGTTTAACAAAATGGAGATGTACTTCACTGCCATGGTCGTGGCCATGTTGACCACGCTGTTGATATGCAAGAATTACATCACCTACTACGAGAAAGAGGACGCGGAGAAGAATAAGGAAATCATTAAGACCCTCACCCACACAATGGACTATCTATTTTCCGCCATCACGCTCACCACCATCGTGGGGTTCGGGTTGTATTTTAAGAAACAACACTCCGACTACTTTAGCACGTTTTCGTATTCCAAGTTCCTATTTGGTACGCCCAAGTGTTCCAATTTTTAAGCCCTTGGTAATTTCGTTTTCTTTTGTATCGATTGCAAATCGTCGATACAAAACTATCCATATTCAATACCTAAATATCCAGGCTTACCGTGTTCTTCTCCGACGTTTTTCTGCGCCGCGATCGCTTGGGTTCGGATCCAGTGGATTGTAGGTCCTTAAGATCTGATATGCTGATGGTGCTACTGTCGTTTAGAGAGGGAAGAGGAGTCATATCCGCGGGACTCATACCAGAAGGGGGGGCTGGGGATCGCTCAGAACCGGTCATGCTAATTTTCTTGGTCTTCAGTCCAGACAACAGGTGATCGAGGTCGCTAGGGCCTCGCATTTCCGCACGGGTTGGAGGAGGTGCTTGTTGACTTGGAACCGATTGGCGAACACTGCTGCGCTCTGGCGCGGCCGCGCTCGAAAAGTTCTCAGATATATTTATGCCATCCTGTTGTCCCATTCCTGACATATTGTCTAAATCAGGACGAGAAGAGAAACTGCTATTGTTTCCGTGTCGTGACCCAGGAGGAGGGACCGCGTTGGGTCCCTGTGTCGCCTGTGGTGGGGGCGGAACCTGGCTCTGGGTCGGTGGGGGCTGCTGCCCTTGTCCAGTCATGTTGTTCATAAATCCAGAGAACCCAGGGTTGTTGGTACCCATGGAGTCCATCGCCGCCTTCTGGAACTGTTGGGCGAGGTCAGGATTCTGGCGTAGCACGTCGTCCATGCCAGGCATGGCAGACTTGAACATGGCGTTGGTCATGTGTAACATCATGGCGCTTCCACCCAATTGGAAAAGAAGGCGAAGCTCGGGCGCCATCGTCCCCTTGCTCTTGTATTTGTCGTACAATTCGGCAAACACATCGTCGTAGTCGTCCACGTTCTCGGCCACCTGCTCGCTCCATCCGTCTAACTTAAGATCAAACGGGTCAAACCGGTTGTTCAAAAACTCGATACCGTTTATGCAGGTCATCAGCATGTTTCCCTGAAACTTGATGGAGTTCTGTTTCGCCTTCTCGTCCACAATTGTCTCATACTCTCCCTTCATTTCCAGGATGGGTGATTCCATTGTATATTTCTTCGACAACTGAACGCCTTTTTGCTCCAACGACTCCAACTTTCGTAACAGTTGAAACTTCTCACGCAATATTTCCTCCTTCGTCTGGGTGGGCTGAGACTGCATTGTTTTCTCAGGCGTCACTGGAATCTCATTGAACCGGTTGTACCCATCCCATGTAGAGGTATTCCCCCCTCCGGAACCGTCGCCATCGCTGTTGTCGAACCTGACAGATGGTTTCTCACTAGTATCCAGGTGGATAGCATCTGGAAGAGGGTCGCTAAATAAAGTGTTTTTACTTATACCCGACGACCCAGTAATATCCGCCATCTCGTTCAGTTCGGACTCTAGTCGCTCTATATCGCTCACGTCGATATTCTCATCTGAAGAGGCTGACTTACCATTCTTTTTCTCGTTCATAAGAAGTTCGATGCCACCGCCAAAATTGGATGACGAAGATGATTCGCCGAACGACGAAATGTCTATAATCTCTGGCTCCATTAGTAGATACAGATACTAATAGTTCTATATCTTAACGCATGTCCATCGTTATATTGTCTGATATATCTTGGCGCGAATATACCACATGCCCTGCAAAAAACAGTCGGCCAGATCATCCTTCTTTTTATGACGGCCGAAGAAATCTACCCATGTCGCGAATTCGGAAGATATAATGCCTAAACATTTTGCAATACCGGCCTTCTTTCTCTCGCTATACGTAGTGTTTATAAGCCCCTCCTCCTTGAGTTTGTTCATGGATGACACGAAATCGATTTGTAGGGTGTCGTTCTTCATGAGAAAATACTGGGACAGCATACCTTGGATCGTCTTCATGCGGTTCGCGATGGGGCTTATCTGATTCTCAATCAGAACCAGACCAATGTCGTCGAACGAATTGTTGAACAACAGATCCAACTTGTATTGGATATTCCGACCGATGGTCACTATATCCAGTTTATTGGCATCCACCTTGTCGACGACATCGAAGCATGTCTCTTCCCCGTGCTTCGCGATGATAGTTATCAGATCCGCCTTCTTCACGGAGCTATCGTACGTAACACAATGCTTCTCCGCGATCTCGCGCAGTTGAGGCACCTTTTGCTTTTTCAGAAACGATGTCTCTAAATCGCGCGAGGGGCGATGATATCCGACGTTTTTGGAGTGTAACATGCAATAACATACTCCATGTTTTGTGAATTTGGCCTCACGCAAGCAGTTCCCTCCACCCTTCTCTCTACCTGAACAAACAGAGACTTCTTTCTGTGCTAGGTTGACGACGTCCCATACCACAACCTCATCAGTACTCACGATTGGTAACTCCATGGTAGTTGGATTACCTGTATAGTCGGGTAGGTTAAACACGCATATAGCCAGGTTCTTGATTCCTACATCGATGCTCACAATGTGCATCAAATATACAATAGGTGGATATAGTTGCATGATGTGTAACTATATACTTAGGTTCTTTTCAGTTTTTTATGGGGATGATTATCGACTAGTGGTTGAGTATACACTTGGAGCTCCTGCCTTGGCTTGAAGTTGTACGCGACTTAAGTAGGTGGTCTTTAAATCGCTACCAAATACTCCGGGACGAACCTGTGTCATGTCGGATGGACTACGAAACACGTAAGGGGTACCCGCTACAGAAGACTGTTGATGTGCGTTACCGGATGGGTTTTGCATAACGGCATTTCGCGCGTTGATATTCATAAGGTGGCTGGCATTGGACATCAGATATTTGCGATAGTCCCAATTGCTTGTGATATCGGCGGTCTTCTTAATATTGTGGTCTACCACCGCTTCGGGGTACCAACTGCGCTGCTCGCGGTCGTCGGACATAAGTGCAGGCATAGTAATATGATAATTGTTCTGTCCTTTGAATGCAGCGTTTGATTGCATCACTACTTTACACTATGGGTACATAATAGTACGTCGGGTGTTCTGTAATTTCACGCCCGTGCATATGATTTATATGTTAGTGAGTAGGTCAATCAGTTCTCCCTTTTTCATCTTCGACCCCTTGTCTAATATTTTTCGTTCAACCGCGAGGCGCCTCAATTCATTCACGCTAAGCTTCTTGTACTCAAGCACGTTATCTCCGCTGTCCACTATAACTTTGTGTACATCGGATTCTATCTCCACGATGGAGTCATCGATGGAGCCATCAATGATACCCTCGATATGTATGTCTGATAAGGTAATCACCCGTTTTTCAGGAGAACTATTGGGTATGTTTAATTCTATAACTCCTTCTTCATTGTCATCATCAAGTTCAATCACCGAACCCATTTGACTGGAAACAACGGACAATGAGTCACATGAGTCATCGTCCGTATCGTCTCCACTATTACTCTCGTAATCACTGCCGCTTTCATCACTGCCGCTTTCATCACTGCCAGACTCATCAGGGTCAATGGCAGTACCGGAATTATGTCCAAAGCACATAGGATTCATGAGCATATTGTCTAAAGCAGTTGATGGGACTTGAGATATATTCAAAGTGGGAGCCTCCACAGACTCATCGTCCGAACTACCCGAACCATCAGATACGTAGACGCGCACAGGGTCATTATCTGAAGAGAGAAACACCCTGTTTGAGTGGGGCGAGGGAAACGAAGAACTTACGTGACGCTCATGTTGTGAAGGGGATCCGCGAGTTTGTAGGTGTTTTAATACTACATCATGAGACCGCACTTCTTGTGCAAGCACCGTTGATAATTCCATAACCGCTGACAACTTCTCTCCCTGTTGTCGTATTTTACTGTACAAAATTACTGCGACTGCACTGACTAAAGCAACTGTGATTCCGAGTATAATCAACACGTGTAAGGAAAACATTCCGTTCGCTGGGGGTGAAGACACTTCCATTACTGTCGCTGTACATTAAAAATCGCATTTCTATACGAACGAATATCATACCTACTCTAAAAGTTTCTCCAGGATCTCGGTCGGATATTGCATCTGGCGAAGCACCTCCACCCCACCATCCACTTGATTGATTCCTTCTTCAATCTTGTAGAGATATTCAAACGACCCAGACGAGTCTTTCGGGACATTTACCTCCATTCGATAGGTGGACAACCCAGTAGTTTTCTTCAACTTTTCACACAACTCAGTATAATGTGTAGTCAACACATAGTGAATATTCTCGGTCTCGCTCAAATGACACAGGTACGCGTATCCACACTTCACCGCCTCTACAGGGTTCGTTCCCGAATACAATTCATCAAACAGGCAAAAATGACGAGTTGTTGCACCGTCTCGATGAATACTATCTAATATATCCTTGCATTTACGACTCTCCGACTGAAAAAGACTGTCACGTCCTGACGTATCAGGAATGTTTAAATAACAGTGCAAGTGGGAATAGGGGATGAAGGAACATGTATCGTAAAACCCGCATCCATATTGCTGCGTAAGGAGAATACTCAGAAACAGAGACTTCAGTATAGTGGTTTTCCCTGAGGCGTTTGGACCGGTAATCGCGCAATCCTTTTTGAGATTAATGTCATTTTTCACGGGCGTGATGAGTGTCGTATCTGTTGACGGGTGGTACACTCCACTAACGTTCAGCATAGACATATCCTTCTTCTTTTTCTTCTGTTTCTTCTTTTTACTATTCGTTCTATCTTCACCCTCTTCTAGGAGAGTTCCGTAGTTCATCTTAAATGCGCGAACATTCTCTTGTACCCCCTGCATATTGTCTAGGTATCCTATAAACCCAAAGGAGAATAACATCGCATCGTGAAACTCGTCGTCTGTATGCATGATATAGAACCACTTCAATACCTTTCCCATATCCATGAGCTTTGTGTATGACACTTCGCATGGTTGTATATTGTCGATGGTCTCTCGGATCTTCATAAGGACCTTCTTACGAGACTGCATCGTCTCGTTGAACTTTTCATAACTTGGCAATAGGGAGGAATGTTTCAAAAATGCGTCCATCTCACTTTCAACGTATTTAATAAAATCACAGATCTGGAAAAGCTTATCGTGGATTTTGAACAGGTTGGTGTAGAACTTCATGCATAGTTGCGTATTTTGGTAGAGGGATAGAAAGTAAAATCCTATTGATGCCAACGAATATAACGTCTGTTGAACTGTCATTCCGCTAAACCCTGTGAAAACCTTTGTTATCGCATGGTTCCCTGCAATTGATTTCAACATCTCGATATATCTGTCGAACGTTATCCCGCTCCCACGAGATATCATCATGAAAAAGGGGACAATGCATATAATACATGGAACAAGAAGCGCCAACACAGGGGATATCAAGTTATACATGCTAAGCACCTGTAGGGCGGTTTGATTTGTATTCAAAAACAACAGTGAATCCCAATCTAAATAAATATACTTCTCCTTGAAACTTTTATCGTGTCGCAATTCGTTCCACAAGGTGAGGGCGTCCTTCGAGACACGATGACTCCGGTTCTCTACCCCTCTCCAATTTTGCAGGATAAGTTGAGTGTCGTTGATAAACCTCGCGTTACTGGTATAATACTTTGCCATCTCACTTTGCATCACTTCTCCTAGGGTAAGCGTATCTGTCGCCACACCCACATCAGCATCTTTCGGTTCCCCGACGTGGTTGAACATGCGGGATAGAATCGGCACCTCACTGCTATCCACTGTACTCACCAGTTCTAAATCATTTACAATATCAGCATCCAGTGTTCGAACGTCGTCTGCAAGGAAAATAGGAAGCAGAAATGTTTTACGAATATCGCCTTCTATGACACTGGTAGTCAAGGCAGACAATGGGGCTGGAGGTATTGGAGAACTCATTTGTTCAGTTGCCTGTATATCCAGTTAATATTATTTAGATTACACGCAAACGAATATGATATACTACATACGGGGTATATCATATTACTTAGGTTAGTAGGATGTTATATTATTTATACATTGTTTAGGTCTAAGGGTAGTTCGGTTATCTGGGTCGAATAATACTGCTCTATTTCTCGCATCTTTTCCACATCTCGCTCTGTAATTAAGTTGAGTCCCATACCCTTTCTACCCCACCGCCCACTACGTCCAATTCGATGGAGGTAGGTGGAAACATCGCGAGGAATGTCAAAATTAATCACACAACTTACCTGTTGTACGTCAATACCGCGCGCAGTCACATTGGATGAAATTAGTACCCGACACTTTCCTGATCGAAAATCGGTCATTGATACTTCACGTTCCTGCTTTGTCATACTGGAGTGTATTGAACACACTGGATACCCGTCTGCAAGCATGGCTTGGTGCAAATCATGAACACGTGCCACACTGTTTGCATAGATAATACAGTGTGCAACTGATATGGTTGCATACAGATCAACCAATACCTCATATTTTTCAACATCATCCCTTACTGCTATATAATGTTGGCTTATGCCCTCAAGGGTCAATTGTTCTACTTTGACTATAATCTGTATAGGATTATTCATAAACTTATTTGTTACGTCAAACACGTACCCAGGCATGGTGGCGCTGAAAATGCACGTTTGCACATTTTCCGGAATACATTCAAAAATATCCTGAACTTGCTCTTTAAATCCATGCGACAACATTTCATCTGCTTCATCTAGCAGGAATGTTTGTATATGTCTTGTAACGAGAGCACGGCGTCGAATCATGTCAAATACACGCCCCGGAGTTCCTATTACTACATGGGGAACATCCCTCTTTAATGACCTCACATTTTCGTCTACAGACTCTCCGCCCACGAGGGTCGTTACTTTTAGTCCATCTAAAAATGTACCAATCCCTTGATATACCATAGCAATCTGCATGGTCAACTCGCGAGTTGGAGCTAGACACAACACCTGAACTTGTTTTTTTGATACATCAATACGAGACATTGACCCTATGCTAAAGGTGGCTGTCTTTCCGGTGCCTGATTGTGCTTGTGCGATAACGTCTCTGCCAGTCAACATTGGACATATCGCTCTCTTTTGAATTGGACTTGGGTTTTCATATCCATAAGAATATACACCTCTGAGAACATTCTCGGGTATTTCCATCTCATCCCATTTCTCGATGACTTTTACCTCTTCTATTTTTTCATCGGTTGTATCAGGATCTTTAGCGATATGGATAGGAGGTTGGGCGGATTGGGCAGCAGGATCAGCCCTTGCCATACTTGGCTTAAACATATTAGTAGGAGTAGTACTCATTATACTAGTTAATGTGAATATATTGTATATAGATAATCTTTTAAATGCATTTCCAGTCACATTATATGATATCTATAACTCCCTCATAAATCATCGCAATATCAAACAATCATAATACATAATACTACGTTACACGATGTAAAAACATATAGAAAATGGATAACTATATACTATAAGATTCATATGACTATGTATTCATTGGTAGATTTCGCAAACATATCTAATAGAGGGTTTGATGTTATTCTTCCAAATGCGACCGTCATACTTATCAATGAACTGTCAAAACTTGTAGGGTCTCCCAATTATATCAAGACTCCTGTGTTTACAAAGCGTGAAACAACTATTGATGTAGATAAAAAACGTCGCAGACAACGTAATAAACCGCAAGATGGTTCAGATGGATGGTCTTCAACATCGAACTCAAAGGGATTCAAAAAGGTTTCGCCGGAAAGCGACATTGGGGCAAATATCGTATTCAATCCATCGGGGTCACTTATCAAAAAGGGCGGTGCAGACGCCACTCCAATACAGCTTATTCGTCCTTTGTTAAATAAGTTTGGAGGGAATGCCGCAAACCAACACATCAAGATTGAACTTTTTTCTGTTCTTGCTGATATTTTCGATTCCGATATTACACAAGAGGAACTGACCAATCTCACTGTTCAAATTATCGATATCGTTTCAGGAAATTTGTTCTATTCTGCTATTTATGCAAAATTGTTTTCAGAAATAATAGATGTTCACTCTATATTTGCAGATACTTTAGAGACGCAATTTTCCAATTATCTGGCAAGTTACACAGATATCCATTCAGTTGATCCAAAAGAAGATTATGATACATTTTGTAACATGAACAAAACGAATGATCGTAGAAAATCAATAACGTCATTTTACGTTCATTTGTACACTTTGGACAAAATAACCCAGTATAACATGTTAGGAACAATAAAACCCCTCGTATGCATGATTCGCGACAATATACATAATCCAGAATCCTGTCAATTAGTAGGAGAAATAGTAGAAAATATTTTTATTTTCATGGACCCCTCGGCAAGCCTATTTCCCATGTTCCGGGACATTATGATACACCCTACTAGTAACGATGAAGACGATGAGGTATCCATTTGCATTTACGACTATATATACCAATTATCAGAAACAACCCAAAAAATATACCCAGGGCTAAATACAAAATCACTATTCAAATTAAAAGATCTTATTGACACCTGCACTGGGACACCATAATATGACCCGACAAACTCGATAGTTTCAATACATGAACGCATGTATTGAATCCTCCGTTGACATACATTTACATTTAGATGTATATATCTGTATAATGTATATAGGTTTTGATTGACATCCCATTGCTTCAGACACATGGTTGTATCAAGACTCGACCGTACACTCAGTTACCCAGAAACACGATCTATATTCCCAGCCGACAAGGAACTTGAAGTAGACCTCTACTCCATTTTCATAAAAGGTGTCGAAATAGTCGTCGCAGTTGGCGGCGCAGCACACACCTACATCAGTAAGAATATAGTATATCATCCAATCTATATGATAAAGAACAATTCCAAAGCTATACAGGTTGGCATCTACGAAATAAAATCGGACGATGTTCTCTCAGTAACCGATGAAAATGGAACAATCATGATAGACCAGATTGGAGACCCGCTTGTATACACGTTTGCAACGAAAAAGATGATTATGGAACATCGCATGATTCCTCCAAGCGCATCCGATGAGGAACCCGAGAAGGAACCAGAGCCTGAACAGGATGATCTCAATGCCCTCATGGAGAATGGAACCATACCTGCATTGCGGGCAGACATATTCACATTTGATGTATCAACTATTTCAAATAGTCGTTCCATCTCCACAACCTTTGAAGAAACGCAAAAAAATGCGGAGGAACTCGCGGCAAAGTTTGAAAAACCGTCATCAGGACATACCGCAGCATGGCTGCAAACGATTATGCATAATAATCACTATGAAACACACGAAAATGACGGAAAGAACGATTCGATCTTCATGGTAGTACGCGACGCCTTTCTCCAGATCGGACAATCCACCACCGTTGTCAAACTGAGACAAAAACTCGCGCCGGAAGCGACACAAGAGTTATTCGACGATTATGCAGCGCAGTACAAAATGTCAGCAGAGGCGGTTGTCGTGGAAACGAAACGCGCCAAGATGCTGCACACAGACTATGCGAAACATGAGACCATGATACAATCGACCATTTCTGCATCGGAACAGCAATCTCTTATAAACTCGGCTAAACACGTTGCTGCACAACACAAGGCTGCAATATCCAAGGTCAAGGTCGCGCGAGAAATGCTAAACGACTTCAAATTCATGAAGGGGGTCGGAACCCTTGACGCACTCCGGAAGAAAATCCAGTCCCCAGACTACCCTGGAGACTCATGGACCATATCCACACTGGAGAGGATTCTGAATATCAAAATAATAGTTCTCTCTAGCGACTATGTCAAGAAAGATGCCAACAACATGATGCAATGCGGTTCGGTAGTTGACCCCGCGATCAAATCTCGTGGCTCTTTCACACCCGAGTTCTATATATTGACCGAATGCACCGCAGACATGCACTATCGTCTAATCAGCTACAAGGGAAAACGCATATTCGCCTACGCCGAGGTACCATACGACATCAAACAACTCATTATCACCAAGTGTATAGAGAGAAACAGTGGAATGTTTGGACTCATCACAGAGTTCAGACAAATGACGCAGGGGCGCATTGGAAACGCTGGAAATGGATCACATGACATAGACAGGGACGTTATAGATACCCTCGACGTAGACGTACTGGCAGCGGTAGACCCACACGTGGTATTCCAATTCTACGCTCTCGCAGCGGACAAATCGGCGGGCCGTGGCGCAGGCGAGAAGATCGACGCGATTGGACGCAAGTTAGAATTTGTGGAACTAGCACCCAAGGGACAGTTCCCCAACTGGCGCAGAAAACTGGACGACGCATGGATGCACGCCGACACCCCATTTGAACTCGACGGACAACGCTGGAACAGCGTAGAACACTACGTCCAGGCAGGCAAATTCAAAAATGACCACCCAGATTTTTACATCAAATTCACGGCAGACAGCCAGTCCAAAATGGCAGGAGACGTGAGCATGGCGTTGGTAGCAGGCAGCGCAAACACGAACGCACAGATACGACCGGCAACCGTATCCATTGATCCGAAATACGCCGGTAAAAAGGAACACGCGGCCCGAATCGCAGCCACCAACGCTAAGTTTACACAGATACCACACTTCACACATCTTCTGATGGCCACCAAGAACGCAATGCTCTACCAATACACTCCAGGAAAAAAGCCAGAAGTGGCGACTAACCTTATATTGGTTCGAAAGAACCTCGCGTAGCTCAGTCCATTCGGGGGTGGTGTATAATATACATGCATATACACGAATATGCATATATATACATGAACGGAACTAGCGTACTATTGTGGGGGCATGATTCGGGATACAGAACATGTCATACACCTTCTCCAGAGCAATGTAGTCGATGTTGAACTTGAGATAGTGCTTTAACCATCCGTAGAACGTCATTGTAGGATACTTTACGGTGTTCTGGAACCGGGCAAACAACTTAATCGCAGCGTAGAAGGTGATGCTAGGAGGAACAAATGTATTTCTCGGAATAACTGTATTTTTCCATACAACCACGTTGTTTTGGGGAACATTTTCAGACAACTGTATCTGTTTTTGGTGAGTTTGATGATGAATATTGTAGTCTGTCCCCGCTATAACACATACACGCTTGAAGTTGTCGTAGGTGATGTTCAACTCTCGTAATATATCAGGGAGAACGTATAACTTTGCCGTGTGCGCATCTATGTTCAGGTCGCGAATGATGTTACTGCACCCATAAACAAGCATATCCATATCATCACTCATACACCCCCAAAATCCGTTGGTCAGAACCATATTTGCACATATTGTGTCAGCCTCGCTCGGCGCGGTACAATAGGGAATGTTATTTTCGTCAAATAACTGCTTCACCGACTCGGTCTTGCCACGCGTAATCTCAACCGAACTGCGCCGCAGTTTTATATACTCTGACTCGAGCTTATGGGCGTCCTCTTTGAAAACATTGTTCTGCATGCGGGTTTCCGCCTCGGCGCACTCGACCGCGGCGACCCGACGCTGCTCGCGGCGATGACTGATTGTTTTCATCTTTTCGACAGGCGGCTTACCGTCGAACACGAACAACGGACTGATATTATATTGGTATAACACGTCTATAAATCTTTTCATTTTGTCAATCAGTAACCCGTCACCCTCGAACTGGTAAAGGTAAATACTGGCATCGATGACAATGCGTTTGTTAGATAACTCACCTAAATGAATGGTGCGTATCGAACTATGACAAGTCTTCTTCAGGAAGGAGTTTAAATATCGAATACCCATTAACTACAGATATAACGGTAGATATATTAGGTATCTGCTGTATTTGTATCAATGGATATTATATATATGGCCATGTCAATTCTGTAACGGCCATCTAACACATTTCACACACGGTCATACGCATCGTCTCAGACACCCATTTGGCATCGTCTATCACGCCGTCGCCACCGAGTATCGCATTGAAACATTTTGCCGACCCAATGTCACGAACGTTCTTCCGGGTGGAATGGGCAGAGTGGACCCGCACGATTAAACTCGCAAAAGCCACCGTGTTCGCATCGGTCTTGTGAAAGGACATGTTCCCACCCGCACCATTGTTCGTCGAACACCACTCCAAGAAATCGCCGTAATTTACGAGAAGAATAGCGGTTACAACGTAGTACGCAAACACGTTGGTGTCTTCGCGATAGAGGTTTGCGCGAGCGAGTTCTGCCTTTTTGGATTTGCTGTACAGATCCGAATACGTCAGACCCATAAACCGCAGGATCTTGTGCATCTGGAATATCCGCCACGCGGCCTCGAACCCCAGAAGAACTTCCACGTAACTCACAAAGGTAACCTTGCCCATGTTTTCGAGACAGAAATGACTACAAAAACACGCGTTGATGATGGTCGCCCAGGTCTCAGTGTACGACTCGAATATGTCCATGTCGCTTTGTATTGGAAACGCATCACGCACCACGTTTCGAGCAACATCAAGATTTGGCATGCCGGAGAAATCGAGACCCAACATGTGAAATGTCTCGTGGATAAATACCTTGAACCACTCTTCGCTGCGAAACAAGATAATCTCGGACTCCTTCGAACCGACACCGGATCTGGTTGTTCGAGGGGACTTCTGCTCCACAGGGCACGCGTAGGTGTACGCAGTATTCGCGTGAGAAACACCTACGATGCCGGTTCGATGCTTGGGAAGAGATTTGCGCAAAGGCGTATCGTAAATGTAGACACCGATGTTTGCACCACATGCATCAGACGAGTATTTAAACGCGATATGAAACCATATCATCATACGCTCAAAATATTGGGCGTAGGTATCGACGTGGGTTGCCGCATCGGTGTGACTGGTCACGAAATGCACCTTGATCACACGTTCGCCCACGCGACTAGAGAACTGAAACAGGTACGAACTATTCTTGTGGATGTATTCAAACACCTCCTTTGGAATGGACGTCACACTGAGCCGGACGGGCTTGGGGATGTCGCGGGGACTCCGGATGGATCGCGTCTCGGTATTGTGGAACGCGGCACCGTGCTTCTGCTTAGCGGCATGGACGGTTGCACATGCTACCTGTATATCGTCATATATCGAACCCAACAGTTTTTTTGTGGTTTTGCGGCGCGGCGCCGATGGAAGACACTCTATAATATCGTCACTCGCAGAGAACATTCGAAGAACCGTCTCGGTATCAGAACCAAATGGAACGGTTTGCATTAACTATGTATATAGTACATGGAGTATTTTTCTATATCGTTGGAAGTATTTTCATTGCTCAATATTAGTTCATAATATATAACATGTCAATGCATGCTACATATTATCAGATTATATAGGTTTTTATAGGTTTTTATAGGTTTTTATAGGTTTTTTATGATTGATTATGTGGATACGGGAAAGTAATATACAACTCTAATTTTAAACTGCAGCTACTGCCGGAACAGCATCGTCACTCTTCTTGTGGAAGTGAGGACTCATGAACTTCTGGAGGTTGAAGTAACTTAACTTGTCGTCGGCACCGATGTGGAGAAGCTTCTTGAGCTTGGCATCAGGATTGATGTCGCGACCATTGGCGGGGTCTTGAAGTTCGTGCTTCTTGACGTAGGCAGTGATCTCCTTGGTGACGTCGGTTCTGGCCATTTCAACACCCTTATCGACACCGAGGAAGGCGGCGAGCTCGTCACTGATGCGAGCAGCCTTAACGAAGCCACTGGGGGCACGGTTGCCTACCTTGCGCTTGCGCTTGGCGGCCTTTTGGGCTTGCTTGATCTCGCGAACCCACTTCTTCTCAAGGGCGCGATACTCAGACTTGACGGCGGTAATCATTGTTCCCATCTGTTGAAGCTTGGTGAAAAATACGGCGGAGACCTCCATGAGGTCGCTCTCCTCGGGCTTATCGGCCTCTTCGGTATCTACTCCTCCTCCGGCAGCTTCCACAACAGGGGCAGCCTTGGCGGCAACTACGGGGGTGGCGGCCTTGGGGGGGGCGGCGGCCTTTTTGACAACCTTCTTAGGGGCAGTCTTTGCGGGGGTGGAGGCGGTCTCCTTGATGTCGGCGGCGGGGGTGGTGGTGGTCGTCTTCTTAGCAGGCATTATAATCTACTTACTGCTATTCTTTCTAAGTATGTTTACACGACATAATACATATATATGATATATGCATTATGTGACCTAATATGCTCTTGGGTTCTATGTCAATTCACTAAAATATTCAATATAAACCCATAATTTTACGCATCGGCAATCAATAAATCATTTCCAATCACGTATATACCGCCGATTCATAAAAGAGAGGGTAACTGTCACGCGCGCCATCACTAACGAGGGTGAGCGCTTGTAGGAAAACGATTGTGCCTAAAGCCCTGTCGGATGACTCGATCCCCGACATCACTATCGAACGGGCAGCGTATAACAGTATGTCCCTGGCCACGAAAATCTCTTCGTAGGATTGCATGATGTTCACCATGGCAGATATACTACGAAAAGGATTTTCCGGACAGATGCGTCTCTGGGTGTCGGGCGGAATCGAGGCGCGGTAAAGGAATATATCAGACAATTCACGAAGCATGCGTATGAGTTGAGGCCTATCTAAATCTGTAAACCAACTCGTGGTAGGATAATAACCATGTGTCTCGATAGAGGAAAACAACTCAGTCACACGTTCCTCAATTGTCATGTTTCTAGGAGACGTCGCAGCTGGCATTTCAAACGTCACATCAATAGGAATCTTATACACCTTTTTTGTTATATTGAGCAGCTCAGTCAAATCCAAAAACACTCCAGGGGGGATGGCTTCGCGAGTATAGGGATTCAACACCTCCCCTGAACCACTCTTGAGTTTGAGGTTGTAGAGAGAAACAATATCGAACCCATAGACAAACTCGTCGCATGCGACGTAACTCACAAACTGATCTATACCAACTTCTCTCATGGTATCACCGGTGAGGAAGTCTTCGTCGTTGTTACACCTTTTGCGATCCATGAACGCGGCCCCGCGCAAGGCATTGCATTTGCGCCTTAAGTACCCGCGCCACAAACTCTGTAATGGGATCGCATTCGCATGAATGCTAAGATAAGTGAACACCCGGATTGTCAAGTCATTCACCGAACCAGATATGAGAAGACGGTGGAAACGAGCCATATCCTGTAGTTGTGTCTTTTTGTATTTGTAAGAGAGAAACCCCGAATAGTCAATCGCACTAGGCATCACAAAATCTGCATCGGGGCATTTTACCTTCTTTCTCGATAATGAGGTGGTCTTCTCGAAAATCACGCGCGTTCTCTCTTCTAAACGACTGAAAAACTGTTTCTTGATCTGAGTAGCGGTCAGTGCCGCAACTGGAGGCGTTACAGGAGAACGCGGGTTGGGAGGCGTGCAAATCCATGGGGGGGTATCTGAAGGGATATCGAGAACCACAATGTTTTCCAGCAGAACGTTATCGCTATCCATTTGGCCTGGGGTCGATTGTCTGTATACTATACCTACACACAATCACTCTATGTTATGAAGTAATATATACCTGTGGGCATATAACTTGTCTTACTCCACTTCCGGGGTCGATTAAGGGATTGCGTTATCATCTGCACCAGCTTTCGCCGCGTCCTCTTTCGCTTTCGCTGCCGCATCCGCTTTCGCTTTCGCCGCCGCCGCTGCATCCGCATCCGCTTTCGCCGCGTCCTCTTTCGCTTTCGCTGCCGCATCGCGTTCCGCACCCGCTTTCGCATACAATTCCCTTTTTATTGCTGCTTCGTTAACATTCTTCTCAAATATATCTTTGTACATACGAATCTCTGATTCTGGAGTATTAAATACATGTGCATCATGTATTATCTTATGGGGATTTACCATCTTGAAACGAAACTTTATTGCAGTCCAACCATCAAAACTATAACAAGCCATAATATCATGTTTTATACTATTTAGTATTGCCATCAAAATCTGACATGTACAATTAATCCATCCGTTATACATATATAGGTCAACCACGCGCCTGATAAGTGTGAAATTGTGATCTCCTACCGTAAACACCGATTGAATATTCAACGCGGTTATATATTGTTGTATGGGCATTCCGTCCTGGGTCATGATATCAACCATATGTCGCCAGATGTCTCCTATATGATTCTGCGCAGCAGTTTCAAACACACTTTCCACTGCACTAAAATTGTCAGGGTCTATAAGTTCTCTCATTCCACATTTTTGCATTAAATGATAAAATACGTGGCAGGCGTCATCATCTTTCTCAATATGCGCAAGTAAAAACTTGACGATATGACCGTTAGTTTGAAGATACCCGTCTCCCGCAGATTCGGGGTCTATGGCCGCATACCATAAGAATACGTTCAGAGCCCGGTCTTGGGTTACAGGATACTGTGCATGATTCTCCTTTTTGAGACGGGCGATTTCCTCGGTATCATTATCATCTATACTAAGACGATCTATGTCTATTGAAATTTGATATGCAGCCTTCAAATGTACTCCACATTTTTCACTGGCCTCTATAAGCGCTGGAGTTTTATTCCTATTATTCCCTTCCCTAACTCCACGCATAATTTCATCTTTGAGTTCATCAATATGAAGAGCAAGCTTACCAGGTTTTCCTCCTATCTCATGCTTAATCTCATCAACATCTAGTAATCGAAGCCACACGTCTGGTCTCAATGCGTCTGGTATTCCTCTCCGTATTCGTCGCTTCAATGTCTTAGGGTTCACATTATCCCAATCGGCCAACATCGCGACCCATTTCTCCGTCTCTCTGCTCTCTGCTTCATTATAATCTTCAGTCATGGGTGGATTGTTTGTTTCAGAATCCATACTATGTAAACTCGGTAACGGGTGTAATACGGTTCAACCTGTTTAGATATTAACCTAAACAGAGAAAAAAACTATCCCCTTTACACTTATTGTGTCATCTCAACACCCATGTATCAGTATAGTATAGTAGCACACATGCTAGACTACAGACGTCATACGACATATTCGACCGTCCCACCGTATTCCCACACCACTCCTTAAAAGAATTGATTTAAAGAAATACCATGTATCTAATGCATATACCCCAGGACCCCAGCGAAGACCACCTCATTATGAACACGATTATCGACGGAACCAAGACATTAAATGCATCATGCATCACCTACCCTCCAATGAAGGTACTCGCCAACGGAGGAAAGATCATGAACGTTCGAAACTCTGCAGCGAACAACGCCTTCAGAATGTCATCTCCCCTCATGCTCACATGGGGCGCAACCGACTATGAAGGTAACGAAAAGTTTGAGTTGTCATTGCAGTTCCCCAACAGCGACAACCAGACCACTGGAAGCAACACCTTCCTCGCCAACATGATTGCATTTGAATCCAAAATCAAGGCCGACGCAATCAAGAACAGCAAAGAATGGCTCGGCAAGGCCAAGATTAGCCCCGAAGTCCTCGACGCCATGTGGACACCCATGTTGAAATATCCCAAGAACAAGGAGACAGGCGAGTTCGACCTTACTCGTGACCCCGTTCTCCGCATCAAGTTCAACAAGATTAGAGACCAATACCAGTGCAACATCTACGACGAGAACGCACAACCATTGTGGCTCCGCGACGAAGCCGATAAATACCCAGAGAAAACTCCCATGGAGTTCTTCAAGAAGGGTATGCACACTGCCACCGTCATGGAATGTGGAGGCATCTGGTTCATGGCCAACGGTAAGTTAGGCGTTACCTGGAGACTCATGCAGGCAGCCACACAGAAGCCCGCAGATAACGTCTTCAGCAAGTGCATGCTTACCATCAATTCTGATGACAAAAAGGTGATGCAGAAGGCAGTCGCCGAAGACGACGAAGACGAAGACGATATGCCTTCCAGTCGTGCCGCAGTGAGCACCACAGTCGAAGAGTCCGAGGAAGAGGAAGAAGAGGAGGAGGAGGAGGAAGAAGAAGAGGAGCCTGAACCGGCGCCAGAACCAGAACCAGTGAAGCCCGTCAAGAAGAAGATTGTTCGCACAAAGAAGTAAATAGATATATCAGATAGGCGCAAAATCAAAAACCCATAAACATTATCAAATCAAAAACCCATAAACATTATCAAATCAAAAACCCATAAAAATATAAGGCATAGATGCCTTATATTTTTACACACTCTTCTCATCGCCTAGTGATACCCAACACCTTATACGTGATCCAAGCGACAATATAGTATAAGATACCACCCCACACCATATCCACCAATCCGGAAAATATCATCTCGTACTCCGTAAATATGGCATAATTCGTAAAATCGAACACACCATAAATACACAGACCTAACAAGAATGCGTCAGATGGAGGTCTTCGCTCAAGAAGAATGAACTTGTATAAGGCGAAAAGCATCAACGCGTAAGCACCCACCGCGCCACCCACATTCATTTTTAAGTCGGAAGACTGTATTTTTTTCACCATCTTACCAAACATGGGACCGCCCACGTTGGATAAGTACAGTCCGTCGAGGACCAACATCGATACGGCGGGAACAATGAACTCCATGTATACAACCAATATAACATTTTCACACAAATCGAACCGTCACAAAAATATCACCGCGATCAACGTTGTTGTACATGTCCTTCTCATGAATGCGCAGAACACCGTTACCGACTACGCGCACGATCTGCGTCGGCACCAACCCCAGACATCGGTTGAGTACCCGTACCGTTTTCGTGCTCCCGGGCACCGCGATATCGGACCACCCGTCCTTGTCCAGCAGATCGCGCGAAAACACAATCTCGCCCGCTATGTGAATGTTGTTATTCTC